TTACGTGGCTTCTTCGCAGCTACGGACCAATTTCGGACCAATTTGGAGCTTTTCCAGCTCCTGCCAGTCGTTGGACGAGTTAATCCAGCGCGCATAAGTCGATAAGAGCATCTGCACGCTATGCCCGAGCTGTTGGGCGATAAATGCGGGGTTGAGACCAGACATTAAGCATATTGTCGCATAGGTGTGGCGGCAGTTATACGGGGGGCGGTATCTGATCCCCAAACCCTTGAGGATCGGGCGCCACTGGTGGTGCAGGTCCGACGTCTGCTTGACGTGCTCCCCATTCTTCCCAGGCGGGAAGACGAACGGCGATTCGGTGAATTGGCCTTTGCCCAGCCTGCGGCGTTCTGCGTACTGCTTGGCGAACTCCAGGGCGTGCAAGGCCCTGTCGTTGAGCAGCACAAACCTGTCCCTCCCTGTCTTCGTCCTTTCCTCAACTACCCCGAGCGCGATCGTTCGCCGCACGTGAGCTGTCTTCTTGGTCGTATCTACCGCATCCCATCTCAGTGCCAGGCCTTCGGACAGGCGTAGGCCAGTGAAAAACATGAACTCGAAGAAAGCCGCATAGATCTGGCTAGGCCAATGAGGGTGCTTGTACAGCTCGGCAATGATCAGATTCGCCTCGTCCAAGGTAAAGGGATCGACCTCTTTCCTCGAGCGCGCTGGCAGCTGTATGGCTTCAGCCGGGTTCCTCGTGATCAGCCCGTCCAGTACCGCTGAGCGCAGGATGGTCGACAGCTTCACCATTGCGTTGCGTTTGACCGACGGTGAAGTCCAGGTGATGGAGGCGACGATTCGCCTCAGGAGCGTCGACGTAATCAGATCAATACGCACCAATGCGAGGTGGGGCACCCAGTACAGGTTCAGGGTGCCCTTATAGTTCAGCCTGGTACCAGCTGCGATCTCACGACTGTCCAGCCACAACTGGGCGTACTCACCGAATGTTGGAACGCCGCCCACAACCGCGGCGGAACTGGGGAACAACTCCGCGTACTTGTCGTGGTCGAGGAGGTTGAGCTTGATCAGGCTGTTTACTTTATCGCGAAGCTGGGATGCAGCCTTGATGCCTTTTTGTGTCGGGGGGTAGGGAAGGGTCTCACTTCGGCGAGTACCTTCCCACATGAACCTGAGCCGGAGCGAGCCATAGTGGACGTCGATTCCAGGGGGTAAATCCATTGGCTTTCCAGCCATTCGTCATACCTCTTTTTGCTGTAGATGATGCGTCCGCCGTGCTTCATCCAGACGCCCTCGGGGATCGCCCCTCGTAAGCGCCGGCCTTCCAAGGCGCGTTTGGTGCAGCCGAGCAAGTCGGCCATTCGCTGTTCGGTGACTTTGTCGACGTCACCGGTGCTTTCGGTTTCCATGGGATGGTCTCCACGCCGCCGGTGGCGGCAGGTTCTGGGTTAGTCGCAGCTGCTGGAACTGGAGCCGCTATCGCTGGAACTGCTGCTGTCGCTTGACGAGTAACTGCCGCTGCTGTCGTAGCTGCTGTAGTCACGGCTGGAGCAGGAGCTGCTGGTGCTGCGCGATGGTTCGTAGTTGTCGGCCTGGTAGGCTGGATGCAACGGGCTGACGGGGCTCAACGGGTTGAGCGGATCAAGCATCGGATCATGCCTGCCGGCTGCCGGGCTGTGTCCGCGTGCGAACCCTGTCGGTGCCATAACCGGGAGCGGTTCGGGCTTCTTCTTTCGCTTGAATATGCGAGCCAAGAAATTGAGCATGAGTCTCTCCATGCCCGCGCATGTCGGCGGGCTTGAGTAGTTGGGGGATTAGGATTCTGTGAGAGGTGCCGGGATGGCCTGGGCTTTCCACTCGGCGTCCATCTTCCAGGCAATGCAGGGCGGCTCGGTCTTGCTCTTGTAGCCGCCGAGCCAGTAGTAGCCGCTGTGCTTGGATGTGCCGCAGATGCTGCAGGTGTACCAACTGCCGAAGCCCCTGGCAGAGAATGGCTGGTACTGGTGGTTGTTCACCGCGGGCCTCGGTAGATCAGGTAGGCCATGGACATCAGGGGCAGGATCATGGCTGGATGCTCCAGGTGATTGCCATCGTGATCACCCCAAACCATCCGGAGATGGCAAGGGCTCGGTAAACGATTAGGTCACGCTCAGCCTTCAAGGCCCTGCGCAGCCATTCGGACTTCTCCGTGATCAGCTGATCTGCGAACTCGCAAGCGCGCTGGAAGTGCTCTTCAGAAACGCTCATGGCATCAGCTCCTTCGGCACCTGAATGGTATCGCCGAGCTTGTAGTGGACCAGGCCCCGGCAGAAAGCGACCAGGGCGGTGGGGCCGTAGCACCAAACCCCTGCGCCGGCGGGGCCGCCTGCATAGCAGGTGTCTTCGGGAAGGCCGGGTATGTGTTGAGCGGTGCCTTTGTGCTTGTCGATCAGCAGGCCTCCGTGGTCCCAGTGAGACGAGGGGCGATAGCCGAAACCTTCGGTTGCGCCGCGGATGCTGATGCTGATGGGGTCAGTTGGGGTGCGCCATACCGTCGTTCGGCACACAGGATCTGCCTCAAAACCTTCGGCCCTTGCCACGGCCCAGTCCAGCGGGGCGCCGATGAGGTTGGATACCCTCACTTCGATCAGGTCGGTCATGGTCGCATTACCTTTGCCGCATCATGATCCGTTACGGAAAACAGCTTGTATCCGTCCGGCGTGTTCTCTGGTGAGCGCGCGGCATCGATTACAGCGAGGATGTCCGTTGACCCGATGTCATCCGAGCTGACGCTGAAAATCCGCTTTCCCGCCTTGGGGTTGGTCGAGAAAGCGTGGGCCAGCGAGTAGCCGATCACGCGGTATTCCATGATGAACGTCGTCACAGCTGATACCTCTCATCAATCCAGCGCCCAGGCGCCAGTGCGGGTGTAGGTTCGGGTTGTGTTTCGTGCGGGGAGAGCTGGCGCTGGTTGCCGGCCTGCAGCTGGCTGTCGGGGATACAGCTGATGCCGACCCCGTTGAGCAGGTAGCAGGTGACGCCGCGCTGGCTGTCGTGCTGCACGTCGATGACGTTCTCGGTTGCGCTGGCGCCGGTGGCCAGCAGCAGGAGGCAGAGGGCGAGGCGGGTCATTGGTTGGCCTCGCGCTGGTGTTCGGTATAGGCCTCTGCGTTGCACTTCGGGCAGGGGATGTCGCCGCCGCTCAGCAGTGGTCCGCCCGGCACATCGCAGCTATCCTCATCCCACAGGAAGCCATCGACACACTGGGCGTCGGGATACGGCGCGCCGAAGTGACTGCCGTGGTAATCGCATCCCGCGGCGTCCGGATCTATCGCCTTGAACTCGACAACCCAGACCCATGGGTTGCTGCTCCATGATTCGTCACCGTTGATGCTGCTCCACAGGCACTCGAATAGCTGCGCGGCGGTGAGCGTCTCGTCTGCATCGGGTACGTGCCGAAGGAAATTCACACCCTCTGCTTCGGCCTGGTCCTCGCTGATGTCCTGCAGCCGTTCGACGCGCACTTCTGTGATTTCCAGCAAGATTCGGCTGGCCCAGCGGGGCATGTGGATCGAGGGGCGCCCTCGGCCCTGCGAGACCATTGCGCATCCTGTCTGCCGTACGCTTCCGTCTGCCGGATACATGATCGGCTCGCCCTGGCTGAGGTCGCGAGGCGAAATCCCATCCAGCTGGGCATCAGCCGCCCAGGATTCGCGCACCCACAGGCGGTCACCTGGCTCGCCATATGGGCAAGCACCAAGCTCGCCCACCTTTGCCGCGCACTCCTGCTCAGTTCTGCCGTGTACAACAAACCCATACCGCGGGTGGTGTTGCCCTACGGCGACCCACGGCTCCGGGCTGTCTGGATACTCCATGCGTGGGATCTGGCCGCCTTTAACTGGCCGGCGGGTGACCGTTTTCCGACCTTCCAGGATGGCGCGGACCATCGGCCCGCTGAACAAGATCGGGCGTTCCTTTGCTTGAGACATAGCTTCGCCTTGGCCGCCATATCGCGGCAGTGAATAGATGAGGGGGGATTAAAAACAAATGGAATTAAGCGGATGCTCTAAGTTGCCGCCCATCGTTTATAGACTCAAGGCGGCGTTGCTCTGTCAGATCGGGCAGATGTTTTGCAGTCGTGTTAATTTGTTTTTTGAGTTCCCTTGAGTATGGATGGCTGCCCGACGTCCCGCAGGCATTGGAACCTATGTTCAGTGCAGCCTAGTTTAATGTTTTCTTCTATCTGGTTGCCCCTGTAACAGCCTTCGTCACAGGGATTCCCAACTCCTTGACCCCACCCTATACATGAACTCCATCTTGGTTCGCAGCTTTGCGCTTTCTGAAAAGTCACACTAACTGGGGCTTGGAAGCAGTATGCTTTCCATTCAAATGTGGTTTGTCTCGCAACGCACATGCTTCTCGCGTCTTCTAACGCCGCTCCTTCGGACTCTCCGGTGCCGGTGAAGGGCAAAACATTACCATCAAATAACCGCCAGCTTGCTTTTGCAATGAAAATGTCTGAGGCAATAGCACTGTTGGCGAGTAAAAGAATGCAGGTGCTTTTTGCAATGCTGCTAATAATTACATTCATGATAAGTCACTCATTCGAGTATCGACTAATCAAGAATAGGTGAGTAATGACGATCCGTGCGAGTTATGTCAAACGTCCTACAGCTAGCGATTAGACTCAGTCAACGACGAGAAGGGTTACGGCGCATCGAGATGACGGACCAATGATTCTTCTGTCGGTTGTAGCCGATCTCTTCGTTCGTCGCGCCCCACTCGAGTACCAGTCGGACCTTCGCGCAGATGAAGCGGCCCGCTACGTTGAAGCTTAGCCAGACGTTCGATCTGACCAGGAGCGGTGAGGGTGCTGCCATGGGCCTCGCTCGATAGTTGAGCCCGACTCGGGGCTGTTGGCAAGCGCCCGATCATCTACGTACAGCCGGCGCCCCTTGGAAACAAGACGGGCCTTCCACTCGGTCTCGGCATCGAGCTCTCCGACTTCGATGCAATCCTTGAGCACTTCTTGCGCCTCGGCCAGCTGAGCACGGAGCTCGGCGATCTGGTTACTACGGCCTGCGCACAGGCTCGCCCACTTGCCTTCACGCCGGTCTGCTCTGCGAAGCATCTCGCCGGCCAGCCCGATGTCGCCAATGGGGCCAACGGCAATCACCGGTGACCTCATGGCCTTCGCATCCCGCTCTGCCTCTTCTTTGGTCCACCAGAAGGCAGTACCAACCATCCAGGCTATAGGCTCGGGGTGGGGACGCTGGGCCATGGCCTGGATGATATTCAGCAGATCATGGCGCTCAAGTTCGTCGCAGTCGCCCAGGCACAGGCGGTCACCAACGTGGCGCGTGCACTGCGCATCGTCCTCGGTCAACTCTTCGGAGCTGCCAACCCAACCGCAACGGCGGCATTTGGCTGGATAATAGCGTCCAACCAGCGGCTCCAGGCCTATGTATGGCGGCACGCTGACCATCTCTGTGTTGCTGGATCGGTTTTCTGTGGGCATGGGGATACCAATTTTTGTATGCTGCAAGACTGCTGGTTAACTGCCGGCAGGAATAGGGTGAATTTGACGAGTTTGGTGATGATCTCAGAGAGCTATGTAAATAAGTACAAGGCGCTGTCAGTCGTTTCGGTGGTCACAGTAATGTTGATGACAATCGCATCTTCTTACTTCACCTTAACGGAGTTTGTTGACACAAAGAGACAAAGCTCTGACTGGGTAGAAATTTTGACGCGCCCAACAGCATTGAGTGCTTCTGAAAAAGAGAAGCTTGATCAAATGAATTCCGAGCTGAAGTCTGTTAATGCTTTAATTGAATCAATGAGAGTTTCAGCGGGCAAAAGCTATCCAAGCATGGATTTCTCAGTGTTGGACGGGAAGCTTGATGACTTAGCACGGCGATTAAAGGTTTTGGAAAATGCCATTTCCAGTGATCCTGAGAAAGCGCTGGTAGTTCCTATGCTCCGCAAAGATCATGAGTTGCTTGCGAAGCAATTTAAGGACTCCGTAGTCGCAGCTAAGCTGGACTATGATCGGCTTTGGGGGATCTTAATGCTCTTGCTTACTTCGATTGGCGCAGCGGTCATTGCGTTGTCCGGATGGGCTTTAAAGAGCATATTCACTAAGCCCAAGGGCAGTGCGGATGTAGACTGACGCTGGTGGCTGAGGTGGCCGGCTGTCAAAGTTGGCGCGCAGCTGGCCTGCAGTACTGGAAGTTCAGGCAGCTTTCATTAGGGCCTCAATTACGCGTTGCCCGGCTAAAGGCGGCACAGCATTGCCAGCCATGTGCATAGTCAGGCGATGACTGTCCGGGCGCAGAGTATCAGCCGGAAACGACATGGCAGCCAAGGCCTCGCTGGCGCTGAGCATCCGCATGCGGTCGCCATCTACGAGGGCCCAGCGGTCCAGAGTGGTTATGGTGCCGATCGGCCGGTTGATGTCGCGGCCGGTGGTGCCGGAGCCTTTGCCGTAGTAGGGCATGATGAATCGGTCGCCGAAGCGCTGGCGGCCGTTGCACACTCGGTCGAGGGTGGCCTGGGCGCGGCCAGGCTTCTCGATTTGCGACCAGCGCCCGGCGTCGAAGTCGAGGAAACTGGCGGCGGGCACATGCCGTTCCTGCGGCAGCTGCAGCATCAGTGGCGCCTTGCTGCGGGTCAGAACCATGAACAGGCGTACCCTGTGCTGCGGGCACACCCAGGTCCGCGCAGTCCACGATGTGCGGCGCGGCCTGATACCCAAGCGCCTGAACTGCCTGTAGCCAAGCCGGGTAGAGCACCCAGTCGGTGAACTCCGGTACGTTCTCGATCACTGCCGCCTGCGGCCGGTGGAACTCAAGAGCCGATACAGGCGCCCAGGCCGCGTCGTGTTCCGGGTTGCCCGACTTTTTGCCGCGGGCTTTGGCGTGGCCCTGGCAGCAGGGCGAGGCAAGCAAGATGTCGTGTGCCGGCACCTGCTCCCAGCGCGCTTGGTGTAGGTCTTGGCAGATGTGCTGCGTGTCGGGGTGGTTGGCGCTGTGCCATTCAACGGCCACCGGCCAGTGGTTTGCCGCCCAGAGAACCTGGACGCCTGCGGCGCGGGCGCCGGTGCTCCATCCGCCTAGGCCGGCGAACAGGTCGATTGCTGTGGTCATGGTTATTGACGCCTATTAGAGTGGCATAATGCCCACTTACCTATCGCGGCAGGGCGCTATGAAAAAGGACTGGGTTGTATGGATCGGATGTCTTTGCCTGTTTTTGGCAGGGGGAGTTTTCTTCAAGATTTTTGCATGTACGAGCTTTAGGTTTGATTCTCTTCGTGTTTATCTAAACCAAAACCAAGGTCTCGCCGCATGGGTCCAAGCTGTGTTTTCTGTCATCGCTATTATGGCTGCTGCCTGGTTTCCTATTGCGCATGAAAAAGCGAGAGAGAAACGCCAGCGAAAGAATGTTCATGACACATTATTATTTATTGCCCGTCCTCTGCGGGAGCATCTTCATAGGATGAAGACATGCTTGGATGAACACTCTTGGGCTCCAAGATGGATAATAGGCGATGGTTCAAAGGAGTTGGAAATTATGGGCCAGTCCCTGAAGGAAATCCCTGCAAGCTTAATGGTTGGTTTCGAGCTAACTTTGCTTGCTAGTATAAGGCTAGCGTATTCACAGGCCGTTGAAGCTGATGCTCTTTTGCATGATTTTTTAGGTGATCGTCAGCAAAAGTTTGAAGATGAACTTGATCATTCTCAGCTTTGCGAGAAAATGATATCCGAGTTGGATCGTGTTATAAATGCATTGGAAACGCGGGTAACAGCTTAGCCACTCTCCGCGCCCCATACAGTCACTGGGGCGCGGATTCAAACGGTTACTTCGCGTCGAATGTGCCCAAGGACAGGTTCGCGGCAGTTCCGACCTTTTCGTCGAGAACAGCCTTGAACTCCTGGGCGATGGCCTCGCGCTGGGCTTCTTCGCCGATCCAGCGAAGTTTGAGCACGGGTTGCGAGCCGCCGGTGATGACCGAAACTCGTAGGCGGATCACCTGCTCGCCCAGGCCTTCGAAAGGAATGACCTTGAAGTCCAGCCAGGCCGGCAGGGTTTCTTTGCTGCTGGCTTCGATCTGGTCCATGGTGCTGCGGCTGGCGCGGGTCTCACCTACAGCGTGGTCGCTCTCGGACGAGGCCTTCACGGTGATGGTGCGAACCGCAGCAATTGCTTTGGCAATGGTCATGGTCTGGCCATTCTCATCGGTGGCCGACAAGTGCTGGTTCCAGTCTTCGATCCAGTCACTCATGGCCTTCTGAACCAGACTCTGGCCGCACACCGCCTGGACGGCTGCAAATGCGGCGGACGCCTTCAGGCGCAGCACGGCGCGATCATCAGCGTGGCCCGGCTCTTCGGCGGTACCGATGTTGAACAGCACGATGCAGCTCATGTTGTCCTGGTCGATGAAGCCGCGGGCTGCTGGTGCGGCGCGCTCGACAACGTAGGCGCTGTAGTCAGCCAGCGAGTGGGTGGAGTAGGTGCCACGGAAGCGGTTGCGGCCTTCCTGGTAACGCTCCAGATCAACAACGTTGAAGTTTTGCGGAACTACGACCACCGGGCCCAAAGCCGGCAGATCGCGGCCAACTGCGGCAATGGTGTTTTCCTGGATCAGTTCGAGAGCTTCTTTACTGAGGGACATGCGCTATTCCTTGTAGATGCTGTGAGTTAGGAGCGTGGGTGTACTGGTGCTTCGTCACGGGTGAAGAGTTGGTCATGCTTTTCGGGGAAGAGGGATATGTTGCCGCCGGTGCCGACGTACATAGGCGTATCGAGGCTTGTGTTCTCGCTGCGTGTTCCGCGCTTGGTCGGCACTTTGTAGTCAAGCTTGTGCTTGATCTTTACCTGGTGGGAGTCGCCGATCTGGCTGAAGTCCAGGGTGATGGTGATCTTCCCTGTCTTACCGTGATCGACAACGCCTGCGGCTACTTCCGAAAGGGCGTGACCGATTTGGCTGGCGAAGGCGCCGCCGTTGAGCTCCTGCAGGAACTCTGTGGTGTCAGTGGGCTTGGACATTGCTGCGTCTCCTGATGGGCGATGCCGCTGGGCGGCAGAGTTATGTGCTGCTGGCGCCGGCCGTGCCGGACGCGCGCGGTGATGCGTTTCAAGCGGAAAGCTCCATGTCTCGGTCGTGCCAGCCGGCAAGCCACCAGCCGCAGTCCACGGTCATCCAGCCATAGGGCTGGGCATCGCGTGACTGGCTGTTATCGCGGCAGGAGCGGCCGAGGTAGTAGGCGGTGGGGTGAACCTGCTGCCTGCGCTTCATCGCTACGCACCGGCGAGGTACGGAAGGGGCGCGAACGGTATGTCGTCGTCGAAGCTGTCGTGATCAGGTGGCGCCGCCTGTTGGTTCGGCTGCTGGCGCGCCGGCCGGCGTTGTTGCGGCTGCCGATCTGGCACCTGGCCTGGCTGCTGACCCTGCGGCCGGCTGCCGAGCAGCTGCATCGTGCCGTTCATGTCGACGATGATTTCCGTGGTGTAGCGCTTGATGCCATCCTTCTCCCACTCGCGGGTCTGAAGCTTGCCCTCGATGTAGCACTGGGAGCCTTTGCGCAGGTACTCGCCGGCGATCTCGGCGACCTTCCCGAACAGCGACACACGGTGCCACTCGGTGCGCTCGACCTTCTCGCCCGAGCGCTTGTCCGTCCACTGTTCGCTGGTCGCTAGGCTGAGGTTGGTGACGGCGTTGCCGTTGGGCAAATAGCGCACCTCCGGGTCCTGGCCGCAGGTGCCGACCAGGATGACCTTGTTTACCCCGCGACTCATGACGACGCTGCCCCGGCCAACAAGATCAGTGCCAAGGCAAAGAGGGCCGTCCAGCGAGTGGCGCTTTCACCGATCTGGCGGACCTTCACGACAGCCACTACCGGGAGGGTTTTGGCATCGATCGCACGCTCAAGGCTCTCCGCATAACGGACAGCCTGCGGGTAGCTGGTGTTGCGGCCGTACACGCGGTTGTTGCTGGAAGATACGACAATCCAGCCGTTACCGCTTTGCGTGACATAGAAGCGCGATTTGGCGCGGAATGCCTCGGTGGCCGTGATCACTTCCTGGCGCAGGGCGTCGAGTTTACCCTGGCTTTCTTGGATGGCTGCTTGCATGGGTTGGTCCTCAGTGGGTCAGGCGTGGAGCTCGAAGGCCTCGGCCTTGCGAACGATTCGAACTTGGGCGGTGCGGCGCTCCGGCGTGCGGCGATCGCGGCGCATTGGGTCGCTGTCATCGATCACCGCGTGCATGGTGATGAGGGCGGCCAGGGCGATGCAGAGCGGGCTGATGATCTGTTGGCGCATGGCCTTGGTGACCGCCTCGATGCGGCGACCGGCTTCGAGCTTGAACAGAGCGGCTTCGATGCGGTTGGCAACGGTGCCCGGGCTGACCGCCATCTGGCGAGCGATTTCTTTGGTGGTGAGGCCTTGAGCCACCCACAGCAGAGCTTCGAGCTCACGGGGAGCCAGCGCCTTGCCGAGCTGGCCAATCCATGAGCCGCAAGTGATCGTTTCCATGAAGTGTCCTCGGTGGGCTGCATTGGTGTGTGATCTGGCCGGGGCTGCGTTCTTTCCGGCTTGCCGCATCAAAGGGCGGTGGTTAGATGAGTAGCCCTACGGAGCGTCGGTGCACGAGAGTCGGGTAAGGAAAGTCGTGCAAAGCCCGTTGGGTCTTTCCCTGCGCATCAGCCTGCGCATTCAGATCACACACCGATGCAGCCTGGTGATGGGGAACCAGGTAGATCGGGCCGGTTACGTGTCCGGCGTCGTTGCCATCGACCGTCGCTGTGCAGCACTTCCGTCTGGCTATCGGGGCTGGTGGCAACCAGCGCTCTCCGGGCAGGCAATTCTCTGGACCTGCCAGCGACCGGCTCTATAGCGTCCGGTGAGCTGCCATTTCCCTTGGAGGGGTTAGGCGTTTCGTTCACTACTTCATGATGGCGTTCCTCCTTTGGTTGTTTGGTCCGCGCCATGCTCGTTGCCGGGTTTCCCCACCTCTGCCTGATGCAGCTACTGGCTACACATCAGGTGGCGCATGGTTTGGCGTCCTCCAATGAGGGAGGCCGGCAGCTATCCAGAGGCTGCGTGGTCGACGACTTAGCTTGTCCCGACCCAGGTGATGGCCTGGGTGCGTCGAGGTGGTCACGTCTGGTTGTGTAAAGAGCGGTGGCTTGTCAGGCCTGCCGAGGCTGTGTTGCGCCTCGATGGATAAAGTTAACCATCGGTATGCTTTTAACGTCAATACCGATGGTTAATTTATTTTTCAAAGGCGTGCGCTATGATCCGGTTTACTGGATGTATATACAGTTAATAAGGAGGTGTCATGGCCAAGCAAAACAAGACGGCGCCGACGCAGCAGCATCAAGGAATGACTGCGCTAGAGCGGCTGGGATTGAGGGTATCCAACATGATCAATCACCCAAAAGCGCAGGAGCAGCGCTGGGTGGCCATTCATCGACTGGACACAGATGGTGATGCTGAGTGGGGCGAGATCATGCGCATTCTTAGTGAAACGGATGGCCTGGAGATCACGCAGCTGGAAGAGGGTGGAATAAAAATCGAATGGGAGATGCAGAGCGTCGACGACCGGGAGGCGCCGATCGAAGAGCTGGAGGCGCTTGAAGAGGAGGCGCCGTTCTAACGGAATAGCCCGCTTGCGGCGGGCTTCATCAGGCTTTCTTGGCGTTCCAGATCAATAGGACCTTCGCATGGATCGTGACGTCGTCGATCCTGGCTTGTTGATCCTTGTGTTTCTCGTTGTCAGAGATCAGCCAGAAGTGGTCCTCGTCGAAGAACTGCAGGCGCTTGATGTACAGGTGGCCGTGCCAAGTCAGGACGTAGATACCGTCTCCGACGAACTCATTCACTCCACGGTCAACGATCAGCGGATCCTTGTCGTTGATCGTGCCCTCCATGCTCTGTCCCCAGCCGAAGATCATGGCCAGCGCAGACTGAGAGGTATAAGTAACCCCTTTTTCGTGTAGCACCGACTCCTTCACGATCACGTTCCGCATGACTTCGGTGTAGTCAGGGGGTACCTGGCCGTGCCCCATCGAGGCGCGTATGTCGTATTGCGGGATGAAGATCTCGTCTTTCTTCACCTTCAGGCCGGAGAAATCAGCGGACACGACATTGCTTGGGCGATCTTCAACCAGAGACTCTGCAACCGCAGCCGCGATCTTCTGCTGCGCATCCTCATCCAGCTTCTTTCCGGCGTGCTGTTTCAGCATCGCCATTACCTTTTCTGCCGCGCCTTTCTTGTGTTCCTGGTCGCCAGCTGGAAGCGACCGCAGCGATCGGATTTCGTCCGCTAGCCGTGGGCTGAACTGTTCAACCGGCACTTCCAAAAGCCTGGCCAACACCGCAGCGAACTTAGCGTTTAGCGGGTTGAGGCCTTTGAAATAGAGGTTCACCGCTGCCGGCGTCATGCCCGCTTCGTCGGCGATTTTCTTCTGACTGAGCTTCAACTCATTCTTGCGGGCGAGGAACAGCGCGTGCGCAGCCTCGCATTCAGCCAGGCGGTCAGGAGGGAGGATTCGTTTCTTGGTCATGGCGCGAACATATACCAATGGTTAAAGAATTGGGAGAAACCATCGGTATGGACAGATAATCAACCGATGGTTAATATCCGAGGCATGAACAACCGAGGCCCGATCATGAGCGAGACCCCCCTCGACAAATTCGTTGCTGAAAAAGGGCAGTCCGAGGCTGCCAGGCTTCTCCGCGTGACGGCGCCTGCCATCCACAAGGCGCTGGTCGCAAAGCGGGATATCAGCGTTTTCGAGCTCCCAGATGGCGGTTATGCCGCTGTCGAGCGCCGGCCTTTTCCATCCCAGAGATCCGCTGCCTGACGCCGTAGGCCGTCTGACGGTGGGAATTATGAGAGATCTGGCATTGCGCCAGTAGATGACGGATACACCTGCGAATCCATCCAGTACAGGAATCGCAGGCGAAAAAAAACCGCCTGGCAGGGCGGCTTTCTCTACAACTTTCCAACGGGTTGAAGCATGACAAACATAGTCCCACTTGACAAGTCCAGGGGGTTCACCCGGATGGACAACCAGCTCATGGATGGCCTGCTGGCTATCGATCTCCCAGCTCGGGAGATGAAGATTGTGCTGTACGTGGCCAAGGCCACCATCAACTTCGGTGCGGGCGCCCAGCGAATCCCGGCGACCGACATCGCGAAAGCCATCCACGCTCACCCTGACACCGTGTCGAAAGCGATTTCCAGTCTGCTGCGCCGTCGCGTCTTGTTCCGCGAGGGTGGGGCACGGGGTGATATCGGCGTGAATGACCCGAAAGATTGGGTCTACGTCACTGAGCCGAAACAGACCAAAACAGCCGAATCGGCTCAAGTGGTCCGAATCGGTGAAGAGTCGAAACAGACCAAAGCCGCCGACTCCCTTCTTTATTCTAAGAATCTAACCCCCTATGTATTTCTTCCTTCGGAAGAAAATACATGCCCCCCCAACGAAGCGGACGAGCCGTCGGCGAAAACTGATCGAAAGGCGCCATTCGGGAAGGCCGCCATGCTGGCTGACAACCCCCACGGGCTGGATGAGTCGCTGATCGCTGACTACCTGGTTGTCCGAAAGGCAGCCAAAGCCCCGGTGACTGCCCGTATCTGGTCCGCCCTGAACGCCAAGCTGGAGCAGTGCAAGGCATTCGGTATCCAGCCAGCCCAGGCCCTGGAAGTCGCAGTCGAGAACGGATGGCGCGGCTTCGAGGTGGATTGGGTGACCAAGCGTATCTCCGCCCAGCTGCCTGCCAAAGCTAACCCCAACAGCCGCCACCATGGTTTCAGTGACCGCGACTACACCGGCGGCCTGACCGAGCGCGAGGACGGTACCTATGCGATCTGAATCGGTGATCACCATGTCCGACGTGCGAAACGCCGCCGGCTTCCGGGTCCAGCCAGCGCACTGCGAGCATCACGGCGACTTCGAGCAGCGCGTGACCATGCTGATGGGCCGCGAAATCGTTGGCCGCTGCTCTGAGTGCGAGAAGGCCGCCATTGCCGAGCGCCATGCCAAGCAACAGGTCGAGGAAACCCGCCTGAAACGCGAGGCCATGTCCCGCAAGCTGGGTTCTGCGCTGATTCCGAAGCGCTTCGCGGACCGCACTCTGGCCAACTACCGCGTCGAGCACGAAGGCCAGCGCAAGGCCCTGGCCTACTGCACGCGCTACGTGGCGGCGTTCGAGGAGATCGAGCGCACCGGGCGTTGCCTGATGCTGCTGGGCAAGGTCGGCACCGGCAAGACCCATCTGGGTGCCGGCATGGCCAACGAGCTGATGCGCAACACCTCGGCCACCGCCGTTTACCGGACTGTCGGCGCGATCCTGCAATCCATCCGGGCGACCTACGACCGCCACAGCGAGCAGTCCGAGGCCGACATCCTGTCCAGCCTGATCGAGCCGTCATTGCTGGTGCTGGATGAGGTCGGGGTCAGTAAGGAGCAGCCGAGCGAGTTCGAGCTGACCACCCTTTTTTCGATCATCAACGGGCGCTACGAGCAGCTGCGCCCCACGGTGGTGATATCCAACCTGGAGGCCGGCCAACTGCGCCACGCCATGGGCGAGCGGTGCTATGACCGCCTGCGCGAGGGTGGCGGTGTGGTGGTGCCTTTCGAGTGGGATTCTCACCGCGGCAAGGAGTCCTGACCATGCGGCAAACCAAGTTGACCAAGGCCGCGCGCGGCCGGGAGTGCCAGGTGCGCATTCCCGGCGTGTGCAACGGCAACCCCGAGACCACCGTCCTTGCGCACTACCGCCTGGCTGGCACCTGTGGCGTCGGCAAGAAACCACACGACCTACAAGGCGCCTGGTGCTGCAGCGCCTGCCACGATGCCTGTGACGGCCGTAGTCGTGACGTTGATCGCGCCACCGCTCGCCAGTATCACGCCGAGGGCGTCATGCGCACCCAAGCGCTGCTGCTCAACGAGGGGGTCTTTGTCGCATGAATTCCCCCGCCATCCGTCCGTTCAGGGCCAAGCCGGCCCGCGCCAAGCCCGTTGACCGGGAGGGGCAGGAGCAGGCCGCGCTGATGCAGGAGCTGCAGCTGCGCTACCCGCAAGCCTACAAGCTGATCTACCACGTCCCGAACGGCGGGCACCGGGTCAAGGCTGTGGCCGCCAAGCTGAAGGGGCAGGGCGTGAAGGCCGGTGTGCCTGACCTGGTGCTGCCGATGGCGCGCGGCGGGTACTTCGGCCTGTACATCGAGTTCAAGGCCATGCCGCCGTTCGATGCCCCGGTCTCTCCCAGCCAGGACGCCTACTTGCAGGCGCTCGCCGATCAGGGCTACCTGGCCATCGTGTGCCGGGGCAACATCGACGCCGTCGAGGCCATTCGCGCCTATCTGCTGCTGCCTGCCACGGTGGCTGCATGAGCGCGACCCGGGAAGTGAAACTGAGCGAGGCCGAAGTGCGCCGGCAGGCTGCCGACAAGTCAGTACGCGACCTGCGCGACCCGCGTCACCCCGGCCTGTATCTGCGTTTCTGGAGTAACCGAGAGCGCGGTACCTGGCACCTGGTGCGCGGCAAGAAGTGGGTGCCGATTGCCCGTTGGCCTGACCTGACCGTGGCGGCGGTGATTGCCGAGCTGCCTGTGCTGCGTCAGCGTTTGCTGCGCGACCCGGCCACGGCGCCGGTGGTTTCCGGCATGGCCACCGTGGGCCAGTTGCTGGACTGGTACGGCGATCGGATGGCGCGTGACCGCTCGCTGTCGGCCAAGCGCAAGGCCGGCGCCCGGTCCGCCATTGCCCAGCATCTGAAGCCGCGCCTGGATGACCTGGCCCTGGCTGACGTGTCTGCCGATGCGTTGGACAAGCACCTGATGTGGCCGTGCCAGGCCGAGGTGTCTCTGTCCTACCTCCGGCAGATGTTCGCGCTGCTGCTGACCGCCTTCCGCCAGGCCCTGCAGCTGGGGTTGATCGATCGAAACCCCATGGCCGGGATGCGCTTCAACGACTTCACCAAGGCCAAGATCCTGCCCAAGGCAGCCCGCCTGCGTGACGTGCAGTTGCCGGAGCTGATGCAGCAGCTTGCCCAGGCATTCCAGCAGGAGCCGGGTGACGCCATGTTGGCCCTGATGATGCTGGCCCACGGCACACGGATCGGTGAGACCCGTATGGCCCGCTGGAACGAGATCTCGCTGGCGGCGGCCGAGTGGTTCATCCCCGCTGCCAACGCCAAGACCCGTACCGAGCACCGCCTGCCGCTGACCGCCCAGGTGCAGGCGCTGCTGACTCGGTACCGGGCCATCCAGCAGGCCGAGGGCTACGAAGGTGTGTACCTGTTCCCGAATCGCCGGGGCCTGTGCCTGAGCGAGACGCAGGCCAGCAACGTGTTCAAGCGCCTGGGACAGGGTGAGTGGACCAGTCACGACCTGCGCAAGGTGTCCCGCAGCACCTGGACCGACCTCGGCATCGACGGCCACATCGGCGAGATGCTGCTGAACCACAAGCTGGGCAAGATCGCCAGCACCTACATCCACACCCAGGCCATGCAGCAGCGCCGCGCCGCGCTGGAGAAGTGGCACGGCTGGCTTGATCGGATCGGCTTTGCAGCCATTCACGGCCTTACCAAGGCCTTATTTGAAATTTCGCAGAATTCGCCAGAGGCCACAGCAGCCGTGGTGCCGAACGACCTTACCGCATTTGTAATTAGCGAGGATTCGAAATGATGAACGACGGCCAGTTGATCGATAAAGCCAAGGCCATTTGCGGCTGCCTTTCCTATGACGATGTAACCCCAAACGGCAGCCCTAAGGCGGTAATCGCCGAGCTCTGTCATCGACTTGGCTCCAGGGCCGTTCGCATCCAGAAGGTGCCTCGTGGCTACAGGATGACCAATCTCTACGGGCTGGGCCGGCGCCTGTCTTGGAGTGAGTCCGTCATGTGGTGGTTGTTCCGTTTGCCACCGCGTGGGGTCGTGGTGCTGCGCGAGGCGTCGGAGTGAGGAAGAGTCACGGCCCTTCCTTCAAGAAGGCTGTGATCGAGCTGGCTCAGTGCCCTTTGTGCCGTGGGAGAGCGGTCACGAAGGGCGTGTTTCACGAGCTGCCATGCGACCACTGCAACGCCTCGGGCTTTGTGGTGGCTGCAACTGGTGAGGCCCTGGCCTTGGATGAACTGGTGACCCAGCTCAGCATGAGGCTGCAGGCAGCGACACGGCAGATCGAGCAATTGAAGAACCCTCAGGCATCCGGGCCTGAGGCGACATATCAGGGAAGCAACCGGCGCGGCGCCGGCGGCACCAACTACACCGGGGATTGAGGGGGAAGGACATGAAGAAACGGACCTATGTAGACAAGGCCCTAGGTGATACAGCGTACATGCTCGAGCAATGGGGCTGGTGGCGCATGGATGGGATGGGCGTGCCTCAGTATGTCTGCCCGCTCTATGCGCTCATGAAGGAGCACGTCCCAGCGGAAGGTGGGCTCAAGCAATACGTGATCACGGACGACCTCGCCCTGGCGGTGGACGGCGCCGTAGCCAGGCTGAACAAGCGCAACCCGCAGATGGGCGGATTCGTCTGGTTGTACTTCGGCGCTAAGTGGCCTGCGTTGCGGATCGCCCGAGAGCACAAGATGGGCGAAGCCAAGGCGCGCGAACTGATCAACACTGGAGTGGCATGGATCGACTGTGCTCTGGAGCAATTGCGCGAGGCTGCATAAAAAGCTTTCCACGCGGATAAACACCTGTTTTCATAGCAGCGTGTCCAGCTTGCAACGTCACGCGACACATTCAAACCCCGGCCCTGGCGTCGGGGTTTTGTATTTCTGAAGGGCCATCAATTCGCTATCCTGTGATGGTCCAGGAGGAAGCGTGATGACAAGTGCAATTGAAGCGATCGGGTTGATCATTGATGGAAGCAGACGGCTGGAGCACCAGCTTCGAGAGGTTGGCGCTGTTGGGACTGGTCTGAAAGAGCTGAGTGAAAGCGTTGATATGAGCTTTACAGCGGCTAATCGACGTAAAATGCGTAGCATAATTGCCTTGCGCAACAAGATCTCCCACGAACAGTGTGACGTTGCTCCATCTGAACTCGCCAGATATCGGGAGGACGTGGAATTTTTATTGGCGGCTTTAAGGCCTGTGGATGATCCTGATGCCGTTATGCGTAAGCGGATCAAGGAATCAGACGTTATCGATGATGAGATGGCTGAATGGATTAAGAAGGAAGCTGCGAAACGTGTGGAGGCGCTGCGAGCTTCTGCTCCTGACGCCCAGCCATCGAAAGTCGTAGCACCGGCTAGCCAGCCCGTCCCTGTCCTACAAGGCTCCGCGACCACGCTCAGCGGATCGCCCATGGCTGAGCAGCTGAAAAATACCGCAAAGGAGGCCGCCTTGAACATGGCCGTGAGAGCGCTGGTCTCGCTGATAAAGTAGGCCATCGTGCCGCGAGGGGCACGAGCTACTCGGCGAATTGCTGCATAGACAGGTTTAAAGTATGAGCCCCGCCAAGCGCGGGGCTCTCTCTTCCTAGCGGCCCAGCTTTTCCATGGCTGCATCGGCTAGGAAAGAAGACCGGCTCTTCACGTTGTGATCGCGTACGTATCGGTCAATCTGCTGGATAACGAATCCCGGCAGGGTGACATTGACCTTCTCGGTCTTGCCCAGGTACGGCGTGATGTCGATTTCCAGCATGCCCCATCCCATTTCGGCGAAGTCGGGATTGCTCCGGTGTGCTGCAGCGCTGGTCGGCATGGGAATAGCCTGGCCACTGCCAGCGATCTCTTCCAGCATGATGTGGGCGACCTCGACAGCTGAGGCATAGGTCTCCTCGAAGGTGTCGCCAGCTGTCACAGCGCCAGGAATGTCGGGGATCTGAATGCCGATGGCGGTGTTTTCGTCGCCCCACTCGATGCAGATTGGGTATTGCATGGTCGTCTCCTACAGAGGTGCAAAGGGTGAAGCCGGGTTATTTCAACCCGGCTCTTTCCTTGATGCTCTTTACCGTGCCGATCGGTAGATCCTTTTTGGGGTGTGGCACTGGTATTGAGTTTGGGTTGTTGGGGTGTTTGAAGATGTGGTGGCTTCCGGTGACACGTTTTAGAACCCATCCAGCTGCTTCAAGCTCCTTAATCAACTGCCTGCTTTGCACCTCCGTCTCCTTGGTTAGTTAATGGAATAATTATACCCCTAGGCGCATAATTCGTAAAGCGAAAATATGCGCCTAGGGTTATATTTATTCATTTGGTCAATTCAAGGGCTCGCCATTTCGGCGGGCCATTTTCATTCGGGGTACAGAAATGCAAAGCGCCAACTATGTGCCCGGGGTGGCCGGCTGGAAGATCCATGATGGTGTCCGGCTTGAGCTGAACGATGGCAATCGCCGGATCTACGCCGAGGTAAAGATGGTCACTACGGCAGGCCCCGGCCAGACAAACCAACAGGCTGCACAGTCAATACGCGAAAGCGCTGACGCAGTGGCTGTCGAGCGGCTGACGACCCGAGTCACTCGGCAAAACGACAACCTTCTGACAGCTGATGCGAGTGGTTACATCACAGGCGAGAAGCCCGCTCGACAGGCAGCTGAAGATGTAAGGCGCCAGGAGGCAGCGGATATCGCCAACGCCAAACGCATGGGCGCATTGGACGGCGACCTGGCAGATACGGTCCGCGAGGTTATCCGCGAAGAGATTAGGCCTGGCGGGATGCTGCACAGCCACTGACGACAATTACTTCATGGAGCAATGAATGGACCCGACCGACCTCGGCCCAGGCACAGCCACCTGGCTGGGCGGAACGGGCACCGTTTTGCTGGGTGGCTTCCTGTGGCTGCGCAAGTTCCTATCCAAGGATGCCGCCGACCGAGCCATGGACAACGCCGATATCGGTACCGTCCGGCGCCTGAACGAACTCCTCGACTCCGAACGTGAGTCCCGCAAGCTTGCTGAGGCCCGCGCCGATCAGTTTGCCAAGGAACGCAACGATCTGGCCGCAACCGTCGGCCGCATGGAAGGGAAAATCGAGGCGCTGACTAGCCAGGTTGCCAGCCTCACGGAGCGGGTAACTCTTCAAAGCGATGAGATCGCCCGTCTGCGCATCAAGCTTGGGGGTACCGCGTAATGGACAGATGCGCATTGGAATTCATAGCCCGCCGCTGGTGGAGGCGCATTGAGGTTTGGGTCATTGCCTGGCTGCTGGTGGTTGGTGGCGGCTTCGGTGGCTACCAATTGGCGCAATGGGCTCTGGCAAGAGCGTATCTGGAGCAGGTCGCTGAGGTGCGCAAGGCCTATGACGCAGCCACAGAGCAGCGCGACCTGCGGCTGGATGAACTGGCCCGCCAGACCGGCAATGCCGCCGCCAAGGCTTCGAAGGCTGCGACTACTGCGACGCAGGCGGCAGACAAGGCCGATGAAGCCCTAAATCGAGTATCGCCATAGTCGCGCCACGAAATGCATCATCACCTTATCGTGGCGCGCTGCCTATTTTTAAAGGACCATGCAGCGTTCCAACAGCCATATCAAGGAGTGAGGCACGTGAGGAATCTGTTTAAAGCGATCTCTATAGGATCGTTGCTTATAGTGAGTGTTGTCCACGCCGATGTTGGACGCGAGGAAGAGTTGGACGAAGCGGTTCGTCAGTTCGCTGCAAAAGTTGAAGCTGTCAGGCAGGAGTGCCTGCGGCGCCCAGACGTTCATACCACGCACGACAGCGATATGTGTCTTCTAACAATGGTGCGTACTGCTAACGAGAAAGTTGAGCTCAAGTATCAAGAAAAAATGGCTGACGCTCAGCAGATGGTTGAGCACCCCGACAGGTTTTCGTCTTATGAACAAGTCCCTGTTCTTCTCAAGGCATCTCAATCCCAGTGGAAAGAGTATGTCAAATTAGATTGTGATGGGATTTACCAAATGAGCGTTGCTGGAACTGCTCGGTCTGGCTACTCCTTGATGTGTCAGTACAAACACGCGCTTCAGCGCCTGCGAGCACTGGACGAATGGTTCTGATGATGTGCCATATAGCATTTCCGTGAACGTCGTCAGTCAATTCGATAGGTAAAGCCTCCTGACCGGCGCATCCACTCATTTATGCTTTAGAGGTGCGCTAATGGCTAAGCTCAAGACGCTGGGATCACGCATCAAAGAAAGCGCAGTTTCACGCGTCAAGCTAGTCACGCCCGGGAGCTGGCGAAGCGGCATGACCAGCTCTCAGCGTGGCTACGACTATCGATGGCAGATGGCGAGAGAGCAGTATCTGCGTCACAACCCGCTGTGCATCTACTGCGAGCGGAACGGACGCACAACTGCCGCCAGGATTGTCGACCACATCGTTGCTCACCGTGGCGACATGGTTCTCTTCTGGGATCAGACCAACTGGCAGAGTCTCTGTAAACCTTGTCACGACTCCGTCAAGCAGGCCGAGGAGGCGGCGGGGCTGGGTCGCTGAAACCTCAGCGGATCGCCGAAACCCGGCGCGCGAGCTAGAGGCACGCCAGTGACGTGCTGCTAAAGGGGTAGGGGGTCAAAAGCTAGGGATTCTCATCTAGCTAGACCGCCACCGACCCCACGTACACATTTTTTCCCGTTTCAGGAAAAGTTAACCATGGCTTTAACCGACAAGAAGCGGCGGTTTGTTGACGCTTTGTTGTCGGGGGCCTCAAATCGCGAATCGGCGATCGCCGCCGGATATTCCGAGAAGACCGCGTCGCAAGCGGGCTCCAAGCTTGCGAAGGACCCTGATGTCCTCGCAGAAGTCGGGCGCCGGTTGAAACAAAAGCAGGCTTCCAGCACCGAGGTTAAACCCTCTCGAAAAGTTAAAGGTGAACAGCCCCAAGACCTACAGGCCGACGAGCTGTCGTTAACCGAGACCGACGACCCGCGAGCCTTCCTTACTGAGCTCATGAATGCGGAAGGCGCCGACATGCGCCTGCGCTTGGAAGCGGCCAAAACCCTCATGCCGTATTCGCACGGCAAGGTCGCGGACCAGGGCAAGAAAGAGCAGAAGGCCGAGGCCGCGAAACAGGTCGGCAAAGGCAAGTACTCCCAAGGCAAGCCGCCCCTCTCCGTAGTGAAGAATTGATCTATGCAATGGACAACAGCCTGCCCGGACTGGTGGAGGTGCCTGGCTGCGGGCGAATCAATCATTCCTGATCCGCTGTTTCCAGACGAAGCAGAAGCCGGCCTTGAGGTGTTCAAGGGGCTGAAGATCGTTGATGCCCCGGGCAGTCCCACCATTGAGGCCGCCTGTGCACCGTGGGTCCTGGCGTTCGCCGGGGCCATCTTCGGGAGCTACAACAGCGAGACCGGCGAGCGCCTAATTCGGGAGGTGATGCTCTGCATCCCCAAAAAGAACAGTAAATCCACGATTGCTGCCGGGATCATGCTGACGGCGCTGATCCGCAACTGGCGGCTTTCGGCTGAGTTCATCATCTTGGCACCGACCAAGGAGATTGCCGACAACTCGTTCATCCCGGCCAAGGACATGGTCAACAATGACGACGAGCTGAAAGCGCTGTTGCATGTCCAGCCGCACCTGCGGCTGATCACTCATCGCGAGACCGGCGCCACCTTGAAAGTGGTGGCTGCGGATAGCGACGTCGTTGGCGGCAAGAAGGCGGTCGGCGTCCTGATCGATGAAGCCTGGCTGTTCGGCAAGAACCCCAAAGCCGCTGACATGATCCGCGAGGCCACTGGTGGTCTGCTGTCGCGACCTGAGGGCTTCATCATCTGGTTGACGACCCAGTCGAACGAACCGCCGGCTGGCGTGTTCCGCTCCAAGCTCAACTACGCACGCGGCGTGCGTGATGGCCGGATCGACGACAACCGCTTCCTGCCGATCATCTATGAGTTCTCTCAAGAGATGATCAAGAGCGGCGAGGCGCGGAAGCCAGAGAACTTCCACCTGGTCAATCCGAACATCGACTACTCCGTCGACCGACCTACGCTTGAGCGCCTGTTTATGCAGGCTGAGTTGGACGGCGAGGCTGAATTGCGAGGCTTCCTGGCCAAGCACCTCAACATCGAGATCGGCCTTGCGCTGATGTCCGATGCTTGGGTCGGGGCAGAGTTTTGGGAGCCGCAAGGAGCAACGTGGCTAAACCTCGATGAAATTCTCACGCGGTGCGAGGTCATTGATGTGGGCGGGGACGGCGGTGGGCTTGATGACCTGCTAGGTCTTGCTGTGATGGGCCGGGAGGCTGGAACCCGCAGGTGGTTCCACTGGGCTCACGCCTGGGCGCACCCTTCGGTTCTGGAGCGCCGCAAGTCAGAAGCGCCCCGGTTGAGGGACCTAGAAAAGGCAGGCGACATCACCATTGTGGAGCGCATCGGTGATGACGTTGAGCAGTTTGCGGCCATCGTTGCCCGCGTCAATGACACCGGCCTACTCGACAAAGTTGGCCTCGACCCGGCTGGCATCGGGGCAGTACTCGACGCGCTTGCGGATGCTGGCGTTGAGGAAGACAAGATCGTGGGCATCTCGCAAGGTTGGAAGCTCACCGGTGCAATCAAAACCACGGAACGCAAGCTTGCCGAGGGCACGCTGCTCCATTGTGGTCAGCCGCTCATGGCCTGGTCCTGCGGAAATGCCAAGGGCGTGCCTTCAGCCAACGCCTTCTTGATCACCAAGCAAGCATCGGGAACCGCAAAGATTGACCCGTTGATGGCAACTTTCAACGCTGTTTCGCTGCTGAGCCTGAATCCAGAGGGCAGGGGCGGAATGGATAACTTTATGGCAGGCATTCGGGATCCACTGATCGCATGAACGCATTTCATATTTTCATCGCCTGCGCAGTGATCGCTTTCTGCTTAGCATGCGGCGGGGTCTGGATGCTGGCTGGTACCGGCTGGGCTTTGCTGGCGGGATCGCTAAGTTTCTTCTGCATCGCCGGCTTCATCCGCAGAGGGCTTGTCAGTGATTAAAACCCTATCCCAGGCATTGGGGGCTGCTGCCACCAAGCCTTCAGCCAGTATGAGTGAATGGCTGGGCAAGACCATCAAGCTGTCGGATGGAGGTTTCTGGAGTGCCTTCAACGGCGCCCAGTCCAGTAGTGGTAAGTCAGTCAGCGTCGATAAGGCCATGCGCCTTTCTACCGTGTGGGCATGCGTTCGGATCATCTCGACCTCGGTAGCAGGCTTGCCGTTGAGCATATACCGGCGCATGCCAGATGGCAGTCGCGAGAGTGCGCGAGACTTCCCGCTCTACGATGTGGTGCACACCAGTCCCAATGAAGACATGGCTGCGTTCCATTTCTGGCAGGCTGTCGTCGCCTCGATGCTTTTATGGGGCAACGCTTATTGCGAGATCCACCGATCAGCCGGGCGTGTGATTGCCCTAGATTTCCTGATGCCATCGAGGGTCGATCTTGAGTTCGACGACGATGGCCGGCTGAGGTATTTCTTCAGGCCCCGAAAGGGGGCGAGGCGAGAGATCCAGCGGCAGGACATGCTGCACATCCCGGCCTTTACCCTGGATGGGCGAGTTGGCCTTTCTGCTATTCGGTACGGTGCGGATGTGTTCGGTTCGGCAATGTCGGCAGACGATGCCGCCAACAGCACTTTCCGCAACGGCATGATGCCCACGGTCGCATTCTCGGTCGACAAGACGCTGAACCCGGCTCAGCGCGTCGAGTTTCGCGAGTACGTGAAGACGATCTCCGGGGCATTGAATGCCGGCAAGAGCCCTGTGCTTGAGCAGGGTGTGAAGCCGGAGATGATTGGCATCAACCCCGCCGATGCGCAGCTGCTGGAGTCGAGAGGGCACAGCATCGAGGAGATCTGTCGATGGTTCGGTGTCCCTCCTTGGATGGTGATGAAGACCGACAAGGGAAGCAACTGGGGCACAGGACTGGAGCAGCAGCAGATCGCGTTTCTCACCTACTGCATCATGTCCTTCACGGCGCCAATTGAGCAGTGTGTGAACAAGTGGTGCATGACGGCCGTTGACCGGATCAAGTTCTATGCCGAGTACTCGCTTGAAGCATTCCTGCGTGCAGATAGCGCAGGCCGTGCGGCCTATCTCAGCACGATGGGGCAGAACGGCTACCTGACTCGAAACGAGGGGCGGCGGAAAGAGAACCTTCCAAGCATGCCTGGTGGCGATGTGCTGACCGTGCAATCGAACCTGGTGCCGCTGGACCAACTGGGCAATCAAAACGATGGGCAGGCCGCCCGGGCCGCACTGATGAACTGGCTGCAAGAGCCGGAAAGCAAATCACGGGAGTAATCCATGAAACACAAGATCCAGTCTCGCGGCCTGCGCAGCGAGATGAGCCCGCGCGCGCTCGACAAATGGAATCCCGCGATCCAGGCGGCCGTTGAAAACACTTCGGACACCATCACGGTGTACGGCGTGATTGGTGAAGACTGGTATGGCGAGGGCGTCACGCTGAAACGAATCGATGCCGCCTTGCGGGCCATCGGCGAGCGCGACGTGACCGTTTACATCAACTCGCCAGGCGGCGACATGTTCGAAGGCATCGCCATATACAACCGCCTCCAAGAGCACAGTCATGAGGTCACCACCAAGGTGCTCGGCATGGCGGCCAGCGCTGCCTCGATCGTTTTCCTGGCTGGCAAGAAGCGAGAGGTGGCCAGCAGTGCCTTCCTCATGATCCACAACTGCTGGACCTGGCTTGCCGGAAATCGCAACTACTTGCGCGACATCGCCAACGACATGGAGGAGTTCGACGCCGCGATGGCCGACCTCTATGCCGAGACCAGCGGGCAGTCGGCGGAGGACATGGCCGAACTGATGGACGACGAAACCTACATCCGTGGCAAGCGTGCCGTGGAGCTTGGCTTGGCCACCGGGCTGTTGTCGTCCACCGAGGTCACCGAACGCGAAACCGAAGATGCCGCCCAGGCCAATGCACTCAAGGCCATGGATGTAGCCCTGGCCAAAGGTGGCATGACTCGCTCAGAGCGTCGCGAACTGTTCGCCAATTTCAAGTCCGGCATGCCTCGCGCTGCCGGCGGGGGTACGCATAACGCTGCCCCGCCCGATAAGCCTCGCGCTGTCGCGCCAGACCTCTCCGCCTCTCTGAGCGCGGCAACCAACATCCTCAATTCTCTGAAAGGAAAGTGACCATGGACTTTGAAGCCCAAGTCAAGGAACTCAACGCCAGCCTCAAGGGCATTGGCGATCAGATCAAAAGCCAGGCCGAGGCCACCGAGAAGCAAATCAAGGCCTCCGGTGAAATGAATATCGAAACCCGCGCCAAGGTCGATGAACTTCTGACCAAGCAGGGCGAGCTTCAGGCACGCCTGGGCGAGGCCGAGCAGAAGCTCGTGAACGCCAGTCGCGATCGCAATCATCAAGAAGAACCGCAGAAGTCGGTTGGCGCGCTCGTGATCGAAAGCGAAGAAATGAAGGACATGAATTCGTCCTTCCGCGGCTCTCGTCGTGTCGCTGTACCGCGGGCTGCTATCACCACCGCAACTGGCGGCGACCTAGTAGAGACTCAGCGCTTGCCGGGGATCATTGCTCCGCCGCAACGCCGACTGACCGTCCGCGACCTGGTCGCGCCGGGCACCACCGAATCGAACTCTATTGAGTACGTCCGTGAAACCGGCTTCACCAACAACGCCCGTACCGTGGCGGAGACCACGGCCAAGCCATACTCCGACCTGACCTTTGGCTTGGCCACTGCGAATGTGCGGACCATCGCCCATTTGTTCAAAGCCAGCCGGCAGATGCTGGACGATGCCAAAGCCCTGCAGAGCTATATCGACGGTCGGGCACGGTACGGCCTCAACATGGCGGAAGAAGCTCAGTTGCTTTACGGCAACGGCACCGGCGTGAACCTGCAGGGCCTCATGACCGTTGCGCAAATGTACGCCGCCCCGGCTGGCGTAGCTGTGGTGGGCGAGCAGCGCATTGATCGCCTGCGCCTCGCGCTGCTGCAGGCCGAACTGGCCGAGTTCCCATCCGACGGCATCGTGCTCAACCCGATCGACTGGGCGGCCATTGAGCTGACCAAGGACGGGGAAGGCCGCTACATCATCGGCCAGCCTCAGGAAGGCACCAACCCGAAACTCTGGAATCGCCCTGTGGTTTCTACCCAGGCCATGACCCAAGACGACTTCCTCGTCGGCGCGTTCAAGCTCGGCGCGCAGATCTTCGACCGGATGGAAATCGAAGTGCTGATCTCGACCGAGAACAGCGACGACTTCGAGAAGAACATGGCGACGATCCGTGCTGAAGAGCGTCTGGCCTTCGCCATTTACCGCGAAGAGGCCTTTGTGACCGGCCAGCTGACCGGCACGCCTTAACTCTTCGTAATGTGGCGTCAGCAATGGCGCCCTATTGGAGTACTCCGATGGCACGTAAACAGGAAACACCCGCTACCCCGGTTGAGGCGAAAGACCCTGCCGAGGCCACTGAATTCAGCACCGGCCGGACTGAAGGCTCCGGCTCTTCTCCATCACCTAACGCTGCACTCGCGCCAGAACAAGGTGAGGCGGAGGCTCCTGCAGCTGCTTTAGGTTCAGCGGAAGGCTCAGGCCAAGTGACACGAGAAGGACAAGCAACCGAGGGCTCTGGAGTGGATGTAATTGAGCCCGACCAGGGTGCCGGTGCTGATGTCTCCGTTAGTGGCGCCGCGGCATCCGAAGGCGCGAGCCAAGTAGCTTCAGACTTAACTGATAGCGGCCTCGATACTGATCCGTTGGCCGAAGTCGATCAGGTTGCGGCAAACCTCAATCCTGCGACTCTTCAGATTTATCCGCTGCGGTCGTACATGGATGAAGGCGAGCTTCGTCGTCGCGGCGGTCCAGCGTACGCGGTAGCCCGCCGCCATGCTGAGGAGCTGGTGCAGCGGAAGCTGGCATCACTTGAGCCGCTGAAGGAGTAGATGATGTCGGTCATCAGCATGACCATCGCTCGGCATCATCTCCGCGACCCCGACGATGCTGACGAATACCTGGAACTCCTGATCGAGGCGGCGGAAGGGCAGGCGATGGACTATCTGAACCGACGCTTTTATGCCGATCAGCAGGCGCTGGATGAGGCAATCGCTTCCGGCGAGGCTGGCGACTCTCCCATGGTTAGCAACAAGCAGATCAACGCTGCCTGTTTACTGATCCTCGGCCACCTTTACGCGAACCGTGAGGACGTTGTGATCGGGACCATTGCCACCGAGTTGCCGAAAGGCTCGTTGGCGCTCCTGACCCCTCACCGTATTGGGTGGGGCGTATGAGAGCCGGTCCGCTACGTCACCGTTTTCATGTGACGTTCCCGCACGAGGAGCGCAACAAGTCCGGGGGCGCCACGGTGACCTGGCTGCCCGCAGCTCGCCCCGAGATGTGGGGAGAAATACGGACGCCCAGTGGTCGGGTAGCGCCTATTGCTGAAAAGCTTGAGGCCGTCGTATCTGCCGAGATCATCGCCAGGCCGCGCGCCGACATTGCTGCCGGCTGGCGAGTCACCCGGCGTGGAGTCACTTACAGGGTCGAGGCTGTATTGCCTGACAATGAGAACACACTGATGCGGCTATTGTGCTCATCGGTACCCAACCCATGAGGTCAATCATGAAAATTCAAGCATTGGGCCCGCTGACCGGTGCGTCTGGCGAGCGCGAGAAGGGCGAAATCTTCGACGTGAAGAAGGAATATGGCGAGGGCCTGATCGCCCGTGGCTACGCGGTAGAAATCAAAGATCAGCCGGCCGCAACCGAAAAGCCCGCGAAGGCCGCCCAGGCCAAGGAGTAGGCTATGGCGCGCCGGTCCAGCATTCGCGGCGATATCCGGCTGCGCCGAACGCTGCGCAATATTCATAAGACGATGGACAACGAACTTCAGCCAGCGATGCTGGAGGCGGCAAACCGGATCCTCGAGACGCAGCGGCAGCTCATGCCCAAGGACACCGGGGCAGCAGCAGCAGCGTTGACGGTGTACGTTTCGCCGAGTGGCCTAGACGCCCAGATCGGCATCCGTGGCAAGCGCGCCAACAGGAAGTTCTACTACCTGCGCTTCATCGAGTACGGCACCAAGGGCTACCTCGGCGGGAAGCGCACCGGGAATCGCAACCGCAAGGCCACCAACAAAAGCGACGGCACGCACTTTTTCGGCAAGTACCCTGACATCCCAGCCAGGCCCGCGCACCCGTGGCTTCGACCGTCGATGCAGGTCAACCATGAGTACGTGATGGCAGACATTGAGGCCGCTGTACGCCGTACGCTGCGCAAAGCAAGCCAAGGAGTAGGCAATGGCTGATCCGTCACTGGCCCTGCAGGAGGCCATATTCGCCAGGCTTCAAGCTGAGGTGAGCTGCCCGATCTACGACGGTGCGCCGCTGAATGCGGATATGCCATATGTGTCCATCGATCGAGAGGTCTCGGTCAACAGCAGCCCGATATCGGGCCGCAAGCGCGAAACTCGCCTGCTGTACCTGTCGGTCTGGTCCGATGCCGTTGGCCAGGCCGAGGTGAAGCGCATCAATGGCGAGGTTATCGCCGCCCTGGACGAGCGCCGCCTGCCGCTGGAAGTCGGCCGTGCCGTCTCCGTTCGGGTCGAACAGGCCGACGCCCAGCGCGATGCCGACGGCATCACCTACCAGGGCTCGATCACCGTCCGTGTGATCACCACCCACTAAATCACCCAATGGCCGCGCTGCGGCTTCTATCCAACGTGGCTTTGGAGGATCACCCATGCCCGCAGAAGACAACCTCAATACAGCCGCCGGCTGCCGCCTCTTCATTGGCAGCAAGACCGGCGCGACCACCAAGACGGAGTTCGAGGCCGACACCTATGTGCGTGTTGGAGAAATCGAAGACCTCGGCGAGTTCGGCGACACCTTCAGCAGCGTGACCTTCACGTCGCTCGAGGATGGCCGGGTGCGCAAGTACAAGGGCACGGCTGACGCCGGCGACATGACCATGACCGTGGGCCTGGATAACGGTGATGCTGGCCAGAACGCCGTCAAGACTGCCCACAAGGATCGCAGCAAGGGCGATTACAACATCAAGGTCACCCTCAACGATGGCGACCCTGATGCATCCCCGGCAATCAGCCCGACCACCTTCTACTACCGCGCGAAGGTGATGAACAACACCGTTGCGGCCGGCGCCGCTGACAACGTGGTGCGACGCAACATCACCTTTGGCATCAACTCGGAAATCCTCGAGCTGCTGCCGGCCCCTGTCATCCCATAAACATCCGGGGCTTCGGCCCCGGCCTCACAGGACCTGATCCATGAACAACACGCTGCACGGTACCGTTACCGTCAACCTGGGTGACGAAGTGTTCACCCTTACCCCAACCCTGAAGGCTGTGCGGGCGATCGAGAGCCGCTTTGGAGGCCTGCGTGGTGCCTCCCAAGCAATCACGTCGCTCAGCGTCGACGGCTGCGCCGCCATCTTGGTAGCAGGCGCCGGCCTGGACGACAAAGCCGCCAAGGCAGTGCCAGAGCAAGTATGGCTGCACGGTGTCCTCGATGCCTCGACGCAGCTGAACGCCTACCTGGTTGCTTTGTACAACCCGCGCGGCAAAGAGCTGGGAAACGATCAGGCCGGGACGGCGTAAGCGTCATCGAGGACGGAAGTTACGTCGACCGGCTCTATTCGATCGCAACTGGCTGGCTTGGCTGGCAACCCGATGTGGCTTGGCGAACGCCGCTACCCGAGTTGTTCATGGCACTGGATGCCAGGCTGGAGTGGTCGCAGATGACCTTCGGAAAAGGGAAGGCCCAAGGGGCCAAGCCGAAACCTAGCGCCTCAGCTGTGGCCGACAAGCTGCGCCAGGCGCTGACTGGAAAGGTGGCCAAATGAACTTAATTTGTTAACCTTCTCGGACTCTAGGGAAGGTTGAACAAATGAAGAAGATTCTATTGCTGGTGGGGTTGGTAGGCGTAATTGTTGGATGTGATAGCAAAGTCGACGGCAAAGTCGATGGGAAAGTTGTGGAAATTGATAGGAGTAACTGCACTCCTGATACGGTTCTAAGTGGCGTAGAATTTAGGCCGCTTAGGAAGTCAGAGCTTTATAAATCAAGGGAGTTGACTGGCCAGAAGATAGTGAATGAAAAGGCGACTAAGTTGCTGGGTGAGGTGAATTACAAGTCGGTCGATAGTAGTACTAGGGTTGTCGAGGAATGCACCTACAATGGCGCTTCGTTCGTCAGAGTAATTGACCCTGAATGGTTGGTTGACGATAAAGGATGGATTCCGGAATCTGCCCTAAAAGGAAAGCGTAATCCAGCTGACAAGTATGAGGGTTTGATAGCAGAGTATCTGCTTGAAGGCTATTCAAATGACTTTTTCGTAGGGAAAAATGCTAAATTCAAGCCGTTTTCCAAGGATATCCTTAAGTATCAAATTGAGGGTGCTAAGAGGGTCATAGATTCTGGAAGTTGCGACCATGTTGAGGGCGCAATTTTCTTGGCGGATCGAAGTGACCCAAAAAACTACACGTACATATTTGATTGTTCGAACAAGAAACGATTTGAACTGTCTAGCGCGGAACTGAAGGCCGGCGCTTTCAAGCCTGTTTCCAATGTAGATAAGGCGCCATCGCAAAGTGCTGCCCTAGAAAGGTGTAAGGCGCTTGTGGCTACCAAGGTAGTTAATCGGGAAACTTTGAAATTCCATGATTTGCTCGATGTGAGTTATTACAAGGCAGAGACTACTGGAGGGGTGCGATTGGTTCTTGGTTTTGAAGCCAAGAATAAGTTCGGTCAGGGGCAGGGCTACAGAGCGACATGCATTTTTTCTCCTTCCGGCAGTGAAGAAATATCCATAGCTCAGAAATAGTTTGTCCCGAAAGTTATTCGGGTTTAATTTTTTTGCCCGCAGGCAACCAGTGATGCGGGCTTTTTTATGCCCGGAGAAAAGAATGGCAGATACCGACGTTCAAGGAATGCTTGTCCGCATCGAGGCAACTACCGCCCAGCTTCGTCAAGAAATGGCGAGAGCGGATTCAAGCGTGGCTCAGGCGTCAGAAAGAATCGACAAGAGCTTGGAGCGAGTCGACGGCGCCTTTGATCGTGCAGGAGAAAGTGCACAACAAGCCGCCGGAATGATCAAAAGCGCACTGGCGGCGGCAGTCGGAGCTGCTTCCGTCGGCAAGATCATCGAGACGGCTGACTCCTACGGGCAAATGTCCGACCGGATTGGCATGGCCACCAGCAGTGTAGGTGAGTACAACCAAGTTCAGGATCGCCTGTTGGAAACAGCGCAGCGCACCTTTCGTCCTTTGAGTGAGGCGCAGGAGCTGTACATTCGGACCTCGGACAGCCTGAAGTCCATGGGCTACAACACCAGCCAGGCGCTGGATGTTATGGATAGCTTCAGCTTCCTGCTTGTGACCAATTCGGCAACCGCTGATAAGGCCAGTTCTGCGATTGATGCTTATTCCAAAGCGCTGCAAACTGGCAAGGTCGAAGCGGATGGCTGGCAATCGATTCTCGCGGCGATGCCTAGCGTAGTCGACACCATTGCTAAGGCCACTGGTAAGACAGCAGAAGAAATTCGCACTCTTGGTGCCGAGGGCAAGCTCAGCCTGGATGTGCTTACTGATGGTTTGCAAAAATCTGCAGTAGCGAACGGTCTCTTGGCGGACAGCATGAGTGTTGCGGTGCGCGATGCAGTGCAGAATCTGTCGAACGCCTTCACCGTCTACGTCGGGCGACTGAATGAGACCACTGACTTTACAGGCACTCTCGCGAGCGCGATTGGAGTGCTCGGCAGTAATTTCGACACTTTGGCCGATGTTGCTGTAGTCGCAGCTGTTGCTGCGTTGACTCGGTATGGAGCCAGCGCCGTGGGTTCCGCGGCGCTTGCGGCCCGATCAGCGTACCAAGACGTTGTCGCACGTAAGGCGCAGGCAACTGCTGTTCTTTTGGCTGCTCAAGCAGAGCAACAGAAAGCCCAAACCACTGTATTTTTGGCCGAGAAAGAAGCCGTCGCAGCACGGGGTACAGCCGTCCAGACACAGATGTCTTTGCAGCTTGCGGAAGCGCGACTGGTCGAAACACGGGCAACCAACGCAGTTGCAGCGGCGCAGCAGGCTGTCAGCCGCGCCGGCGTAAGCCTGCTCGGGATCCTGGGTGGGCCGGTCGGTGTCGCAACGCTCGCCCTTGGTGCCGCCACGGCATTTATGATGCTGCGTGATAACACCAGCGTGCTGGAGGAAAAGCTTGGCGATCTCGCCGATCCCGTTGACAAGCTGATCGAGCGCTTCGGCGAACTGAATCGGGCCACTCAGTCGGTCACCCTTCGCCAGTTGCAGTCGGAAATAGACGACATGCAGTCTCGCCTTGGGCAGAAGTCGGGGGCTATAGCTGACCAGTTCGAGAATGATCTGCGGAACATAGGTGCTGCCGGAGCTGACGGTCTGATTGCCGGCCTGGCGCCGCTTCCGGCAGAGGCGCAGAACGCTCTTGATCTCGTGCGCAAAGCCTCCAGGGATCAGGCGGCAGGTATGGCCGTCGACTGGAAGGCGGTAGCCGACCAGCTTCGAGTTATTCCCGGTGTCACTGAGTCGATGGCCCAAGCAATTGAGGAAAGCCAGGGGCCAGTCACTGAGCTGTCTGCGGAACTTGATAAGCAGCGAGCTGCCTTTGCAGCATTGACCGGCGAGACAGACGAGAACACGCGCGCAGAGCGCGAAAACGAGGCCGCCAAAGCGAAAGCCGCTGGCGTCGGTAAGGCGTACCTTGAGCAACTCCAGAAGCAACTCGGTGCAGCGCAAGACAAAACCAGCCTCGCAGCTGCGAACCGCTTCATCGAAGAGAACACGGATCTCACGGAAGGCATGATCGTCGCGATCCGTTCAGCGGCAGCCGCCAAGGATGCGCAGAAAGCAGCAGATGATGCCGCAGCAAAGGCGTCCAGAAAGAACTCTAGCGTCACTGACTCCTCCGCCAAACAACAGCTCAAGTCGTTTGAGTCGACTGAGGAGGGCTATCAACGCCAGATTGAACTGATCAATACCACTGGCGACAAGCAGAAAGATGCCACTGAGGTAGCCAAGCTGTCCTTCGAGTTGCAAGAGGGCAAGCTCGGCAACCTGTCTAAGGTCCAGCAGAAGCGGCTACTTGAGCTGGCTGCTGAACTGGATGCGCTGAACAAAATCAAGAAGGCCAACGAGGACGACTTGAAACTCAGCGCCTTCAGGGCGGCCCAGCAGGCCGGGACTCAGACTGCTGCGAACGGATATGCCCAGGAGCTGGCCGGCATCGGCATGGGCCACAAGGCCCGTGACCGCATGCGCGCAGACCTGGCGCTTCGCCAGAAGTACGTGGAAGACCTCCAGAACCTGAATGAGCAGCGAAACGCAGGGCAGCTTGCCCCTGAGCTGTATGCCAGCGAAACACAGGTGCTTCAGGAAGAGCTCGGTAAACGGCTCCAGGCACAGCAGGACTTCTACGCGGCGGTTGATGAGCAGCAGTCCAACTGGATGAACGGGGTCCATGAGGCCTGGGCAAACTTCGCTGACGATGCGCAGAACTACTCCGCCCAAGCGGCCGATGCCACCACCAACATCTTGGGAAGTGCTCGAAGCGAACTGAGCACCTTCATGACCGATGTTGCTACCGAGACTGAAAGTGCTGGTGATGCTCTGGGCAACATGCTCAGCGGCTTTGCTGAATCGGTGCTCAATGCGCTGGCGGACATGGCCGCGCAGTGGCTCATTTACCAAGGGGTTCAGCTGCTCGTTGGCAAGACCACCCAGGCGAGCGCTGCGGGAATGATGGCGGCGAATGCTCAGGCGACAGCGCTGCAGGCCGGCCTGGCTGCATTTGCCTCGACTGCGGCAATTCCAATCGTTGGCCCGGCTCTGGCACCAGGTGCAATGGCCACAGCGCTCACTATCGCCAACCCGCTGGCTTCGGCCGTGGGCATGACCGCGATGTCGGGTGTGGGCTTCATGGATGGCGGCTACACGGGACACGGACGCAAGGATGAGGTCGCCGGCCCGGTGCACCGCGGTGAGTACGTGTTCGATGCTGAGGCTACCGCGCGCATTGGAGTAGGCACGCTGGAAGCCATCAGCGACGGTCGTGCCGCCTTCGTTGGTGGGCCGGGCAGTTCTTCGGCGGCCACTGCTGATTCAGTGCCCTCGACCAGCCCGGCGCCGGTTCAGCCTGCGCCCCAGGTCAACCTGTATGAGGATGCCAGTCGCGCAGGGCAAGTTCAGATGTCAACGGGCCCGGATGGTCGTCAGATCCTTGATATCTGCGTGGCAAGTATCCGGCAAGGCGGCGTGCTGGCCAAGGCTTACGAACAAACGTATGGGGCTAAAAGGGTGGGGCGATGACCGCGATTGCAACGCTGTACGCCTCTGGCGGCAAGGCGTGGATCATTCCGACCCTTGAGCTTCGTTGTCCAGCCTGGCCGGCGCCGATCTACCTCTGTGCTGGCTTCGACGATGTGTTGGCCACCCTCGAGACAGGGGCCAAGGTGAAGTTCACCGCCGCAGCGTTCGATGCAGCGCTGCCCAAGCGCGACGACAGTGGTAGCCAGACGCTGACCTTTGCCATCGACAACGTCACCGGCGTAGCGCAGCAGCTGATCGATCAGGCGCTGGAGGCCCGGCAGAAGATCACTCTGGTGTTCCGGATCTTCCTGTCATCCGACCTGTCCGCACCTGCAGAGAAGCCGTACCGGATGACGGTGCTCAGCGGGTTCATGGAAGGGGCCAGCGTGCAACTGCAGGCTGGCTACTCCGACTACATCAATTTGGCCTGGCCAAGGCGCAAGTACACCTTGAGTTTCGCCCCCTGCCTTAGGTACGCGTGATGTTTGAAAGCTACTTGGCCGCCACCTACGAGGATGGCGGGCGCGGTCCTGCGCGCTTCGATTGCTGGGGAATGGCCAGAGCGGTGCGTCATGAGGTGTACGGCCTGCGGCTGCTACCGAGCTGGGGCTATGTCCGAAACACCATGCCGATGGAGTTCACCCGAGCGGTCAACCATGAAGCCGTTGGCATGGAGCGCTGCGAGCCGGAGGTCGGCGCTATCGCCTGCGTCTGGCGGGGCGATATCTGCATCCACGTTGCGCTGATCGTTGAGGCCGAAGGCCGGCTGCATGGCCTGGAAATGAAGCCCACCGGGGCGACCATCAAACCGCTTCGGCGATTTCAAGAGCAGTACCTGAAAGTGAGTTATCACCGTGATCGAATTCTACCCGAGCAAGCTTGAGGGCTCTCCCCTGGAGCGCCACAGAACCGACAAGGTGATGACGATCGAGGGGTGGCTGCAGCGCAACGTGCCAGGTTATGTGCCGCGTTCCTCGCCGCCCATCAGCATTGAGGTGAACGGGGTTTTCATTTCACCTGACCATTGGGGCAAGGTCGAGTTTTCCCCGATGGACACGGTCCGCATCTACCCAGAGCCCAAGGGCACAGGCCTTGAGGTGGCTGTGTGGGCGGTGGTGGCGGCCGTGGTGGCGGTCGGCGTCATCATGCTCACCCAGAAGCCGCTGGCCACCCCGACGAACAAGTCGCAAAAGGGGCAGAGCCTGAACTTGGCGAAGACCACCGGCAACCAAGTGAAGGTGGGGGACATAATCCGGGAGGTCGCCGGCCGCACGCGAATCTTCCCTGACTACCTGGTGCCCCCTCGGCACTACTTCGTCAACGAAACGGAGCAGTGGGTGGAGATGCTGCTGTGCGTTGGCGTGGGTGAGTTTGAGATCAACCCGACTGACGTGAAGATCGGCGATACCCCGATCGCATCGCTTGGGAGCACCGCGCGATACCGGATCTACGGCCCAGGCGAGTCGTTGGCTGATGAGCCGGCTCGGCTCTGGTGGCACAACTCCACCGAGGTTGGGTCAACCAGCACCGGCGGGGCAGGCCTCACGCTCACGACCACCACCACCGTGGCCCAGCAGTTTACGGGCGAATCGGTGCTGGTTGCCGACCATGTGCTGACCGTCCCAGAGGGCGCTGGCTGGTTCCCGCTCGGTTGGGACAGCGGAATGATCGCTCGCATTGAGGTGCCGTACCCGTACACATACACCGGTCCGGTTGATGGGAGCGCAACCGTGGTCAGCGGCCCGCATCTGACCATGCTAAAGCCGTTTGTTGGAATGCGTATCGAGATATCGGGCGCCAATGCTGGCGAGTACGTGGTGGCCAGTTATACGCCAGAGGTGCCAGGCACGCCGGCAGTGCCAGGTAGCGCCTCGATGGTAACCGGCAGCGCGGCGCCTACGCGCTTCGACTTCAATGTGACGCCGCTGAGCTTTACGGTTTCTCGGGGAGTCAGCGATTTCCCCGTTGCTCTGACCACTGCCACCACCGACCTCGCCGGCCTGGTGTCTGCAGTGAACGCCGCTTTGGCAGGCACGCCGTTAGTGGCCAGTGCATCGAGCGGGCGCTTGCGGATTGCTGAGCAGGCCGCGCCGTTCACCGGTACTGGCCTGACCATCACCGGTGTAGTCGTCGACATCCTGGGTGTGAGCCCCATGTCTGCGACGGGCGTGAAGTCTGAGGCGGCAACGGATGGTCAAGATGCCTCGATGACCATGGCGTATGACGGCGGCGCTCCAGCTGTAGGCCTGCAGACCGGTGAACTGCTTTCATCGATCGGTTATCGCGACATGCGTTACCGGATCACGGAAGTTTCTGATGATTCCGTGGAAGATGACAGCGAGACCCCGGAAGACGAGAGCCATGGGCCTTCAGCGATCACAGTCGTCCGCCTGACCGACACCGGTTCGGTTGACGATGAGTGGGATGGGTTCGACGCGATCCAGAGCAATGGCGTGAGCGCCGTGCTGGACGGGTCAACCACTGAGGGCGACTGGGCGGGTTCGTTCGTGGTCTGCCCGGAGGGCGAGACTGTGCGGCGGGTTGAGCTGGACTTCTTCTTCCCGAGCGGCCTGATCCGCTACACCGAGAAGAACGGCAACCAGCGTCAGGTCAGCGTGAAGGTCGAGGCGCAATACCGCGATGCCAGCACGGCAGGTGACTGGACCTCCGTTTTCTGGACCTTCACTGCAACCCGCCGAGATCAGATCGCTTTCACCCGAGCGGTAACCTTCCCGACCTACATGCGCGGGGAAATGCGGGTCCGCCGAATCGGTGAAGAGTCTACTGCCAACACCAAGCAGGACCGCGTGCAGTGGTATGGCATGCGCGCCAGAATCGACAAGGCGCCGCTGCGCTATCCCGGCGTGACGGTGATCGCGGTCTATGCCCGGGGCGGTACCAAGCTGTCAGCACAGTCCGAGAGCCAGGTATCAGTGATCGGCACGCGAAAGCTGCCGGTGCTGGTCGATGGCGCCTGGTCGGCGCCGACAGCTACCCGGAACATCGCACCCTGGGTCCACTACGTAGCGGAGGATGCCGGCGCCACTGACGACGATCTGGATATCGAAGAGTTCGTGCGCCACGGTGCTACTTGGCAAAGTCGGGGAGACTACTTCGACTTCGCAGTAGAGGAGGCGGGCACGGTCAAGGACGCCCTGAACGATGCGTTGAAGGCCGGGTTTGCTAAGTTCACGCTTGAGCGCGGACGGATCACGCCCGTGCGCGATGAGCTGCGCACCCAGATCGGCAAGATGTACACGCCGCAGAACATGACCAGTTCCCTGAAGCGTGCGTTCACACTGCCGGCACCGGATGACTACGACGGGGTGCTTATCAAGTACCGGGACGGGAACACCTGGGCGGAAGAAACGGTGAAGTGCAAGCTGGACGGTGACGCATTCAGCAGGGTCGAGGAAATCACGCTCGATGGCGTCACTGACCGCGATCGTGCCTGGCGGTATGGCATGCGGCAGCGCCGGGCGCAGGTCTACCAGACCAAAAGCTACAGCTGGAGCACCGAGCTCTCGGCGCTCAATAGCGGTTACCTCAGCTATGACGCTGTGGCAGATGACATTCCGGGGTACGCTCAGTCCGCGATAATGGTTGATTGTTCCCATGGAGAGGGGCCGGTAATCGTTGAAAGCAGCGAGCCGTTTACTTGGGAATCCGGGAAGACCCATGTGCTCGCAGTTCGCAGGCCTGATGGTTCTGTCAGTGGGCCATGGGCTGCGGCGCGCCTGGACGACTACAGAGTAATAATCCCGACGATTGATTTCGAACCGGATCTTTCCCTGGAGATTGAGCCCCCGCACTTGCTGTTCGGCGTCTCGAACAGGTGGTGCTACCCGGTCCTCATCACATCCATCGAGCCGGGTGACTACTCGGCGGATATGGAGGCGGTCAACTACGACGCGCGTGTCTACGCGGATGACGACAACTTTGCACCTGAGGATGCTTGAGGATGCTGACCTTTCCGGATGATCTCCCGCTGCCAGTGGGGGATGGGTACGGCTTCAAGCCCGTAAGCCCGATAGTCAGGACGACGATGTCGAGTGGTCGGGCCATGCAGCGGCGGCGGTTCGGCAGCGTTCCTACGCTGCTACCCGTCAGCTGGTTGCTCTCGACAGCAGAGGGCAAGCTGTTTGAGGGGTGGTGCAAGTGGGGGATCGGGTGGGCCGACTGGTTCCTCTGCCCGCTTCGGACGCCGCTGGGGCTGAAGCCGCATCGCGCCAGGTTCACCGACATCTACACCGGTCCCGAGTTTGTGAGCGATGACGTGTGGCGCTACACAGCCACGCTTGAACTCTTCGAACTGCCAATCATTGATGAGGCCGAATTCACCTCGCTGCTTGCCGGCATGCCAATCGCGGTAATGACTGCCCAGCTCCGCGCCTTGCTGGAACGCTGGTACACCAAGTCTTGGCCAGGCGCCACGGCTAACTAATTCTCTGCCCACTTCGGTGGGCTTTTTTTCGCCTGGAGTAAACATGAGCGGAGCAGAAGATCTCGCGCGCTTAACACAAACGATCGACACGGCAAACGAGTTGTTCCTGTCCGAAGAGATCAAGATGGTGGATGTTGGGGGAGGGGTGCAGCGCCCGACGAATGCGAAGGTGCTGGCTGACCTCTCGACGCAGATGAGTGGCGCGCTGATCTACACGACCATTGCGCTCGGCCTGGCCGGCACGCCCGACCAAGGTTACTTCAGTGTCGCATCGGCGGCCGTTGACGGTTACGTCACCCTGTACCGAAACGATGGCGGGACGGCGACCTTCATGGATGAGTATCCCAACATGACGGCGCTGCGAAACATCAGCCAGTTGGTCCAGGCACAGTCCGTCAATGCGCCTGAGTCTCGAATTCTCGATGTCGTTGATGACGAAGGTGGTGGCAGCCATTTCTCGCTGACCAGCAAGCGTCTCGCAACGACTGCCTTTGAGATCGCAAATGACAGCATTCCCACAGTAATTACAACTGATGATGGAAGTGTCATCGTCTACGTCGACGACAACCGGGTCATTGTTGGCGGGGAATTTGAAGGCGAGCGCACCGACATGCCGGGTACGTTCTCCACTGATGCCGAGGGCGGTGTCCTTCCGCAACCAGGTGAACAAGAACAGGTTGCGCGTATCCCGCCTTTCAACCTGGGTCTGATGTTTTCGCCGCTGATCGTGACCTCGGACCTCTACGACCAGAAGCTTTACGCCCAGAACATGCTGCCGCGCCGGCAGGACGCTACTTCGGTAGAGGCGAGCGTGGCCAGCACCACCACGGCGGCGAGTGAAAAGGGGGAAGTGCTGACGATCAACGGCCAGCAGTATGGTTCTGGCGCAGTGCTGAATTTGCGCGACCTCGAGTCCCCCAGCACTCGGCGCTTCATGCCCCTGACGCTGAAGAACGTCCCAGTGCAGACGGTACCCCTGAGCCCGAAGATACTGATCATCGGCGACTCGATCTGCAACCGGCAGGGCGGCTACTACCTCAAGCAGTTCCTGCAAGCCCTCGGCCTTACCCCGCAGTTCATCGGCACCATGAAGGGATCGGCGGTCGCCAGCAACGCCGGCGACACGACGGGCGAACTTGGCGAGGCCCGTGAGGGCTGGGAGACCGGCGACTACACGAACGCCATTACAGATCGCGCGATCATCCTGCCGCCTGGGCAAGAGGATGCATACAAGGAAATGTCCAAAACAGACCAGCGTGACCGCAACCCGTTTGCGCGTGCTGCAACTGGCAGTGACCCATCATCGATTGTCCGGAACGGCTATGTGTTCGACCCGGCCTTCTACCAGTCACGGTTCGGCCTGGAAACGCCGGACATCGTGCTGCAGGGCCTAGGCACCAACGATGTCCGTGATCGGACCGCTGCAACGATTTATAGCCACGTCCTCAGCAACGACACGATCATGCACGACCAGATCCGGGCGGCTTGGCCAAACGCGAAGATCATCCGGTTTGTACCTGGCACCGCCTTCAGTGCGGACAGGAACGCGCTTTGGACCAGCCATTACCTGCCTCTGATCCGAGCAATGCAGAAGTCGATCGCTGATCGGGCTGATGCGAAAACCCTCCTGGCGCCACTTTGGGCGCTGACAAACCCCGACGTGGGTTACTCGTTCTCGACTGCCGGCGCCGTCGACGAGGACGGCTTCTATGCCGTCGACTGGTCGGACCCTGTCCACCCGTGGCAGGCCTCCCGCATCGCGACTTTCCAAGCGCTGGCGCCCTACATCGCTGCCGCTGCACTCAATCTGATCTGAATCGAGGAACATTCATGGGTATCAAGCTGATCGCCAAAGACACCGTTGCACCGTGGAATTCGAAGGTGATCCCACCGGTCACCCGTGGCCTGGAGGGATGGTTCACCTTCGACACCGATGCCAGCCGCTTCTCCAGGAACCGAGCCATCAATAAGCCCGACGCCGAGGTCATTGGTGCACCGGTGGCATTCACAACCCACGGGCGCTTCAAAGGGCTGCTCAACTTCCTGAAGACCCAGATCCCAGATAGCGTCGAAATGACCATCCTGGTGATTGGCAAGGCGGTGAGCACGCCACCTACGGCCCCGGGCGGCGGGCCGGATTCGCCGTTCTATGCTGGCGGCTTCACAGGCAACTCGGTTGACCCGACTGTACCGGGCGCCGGCTATGGCGTGTCGTTGTTCCACGGTGCCGGGGACTCGTTGACCGGTAACGCTGGGCGTGTAAACGGCGCAGGGACAGGCACTACCTCTGGTGCGTCAAACCTTAGCGGTGAAGTCCCTACAACTTGGGGACTCAGAGCAGTACGGGCGTCGAACATCATCACCGAATCTTTCAACCTAACCCGTAACGCGAAGGCGTCGAGCTCGACAGTTACCCGGCGTGTGCTGTCCGACTCGGTGGTACGCATCGGCGGTGCTTCCTCGACCTTCGGCGGCGAAGTGGATATTTCCGCGGTTGCTATCTACTCGGTCGCGCTGACCGATGCGGAGATGGCGCTGGTTGCTGAAGCAATGCGCAAGCGAACGACCCGCCTGGGAATTTCTGTGTAACCCGATTTGCAGGATCACAAGCCGCCTCGAGCGGTTTTTTTGTGCCTGAAACTCATGCAGCCCGCCATGTGCGGGCTTTCTTCCTCTGGAGAAACCATGTCCACACCGCGCGGCGTTCGCAATAACAACCCGGGCAACATTGATTTTAACCCCCGTAACGCGTGGCAGGGCCAGCTTGGCTTGGAAGTGGGCGTGGCCAGCCCGCGCTTCGCCCGCTTTGACCAAGCCGAGAACGGCATCCGGGCCTTGGCCAAGCTACTGCTCAACTACCGTGGCAAGGATGGCATGCCTGGTGTCGGGCGACCCGGCATTGACACCCCGCTGGAGTTCATCAGCCGTTGGGCGCCATCCAGCGAGAACAACACTTTTGCCTACGCCCAAGCCATTGCCAAGCGGCTGGGGGTAGGTGTTCGGGACTCCATCGACATCTCTGACCCGCGAGTGCTGCGAGAGGCTGTTGTGGGCGTAATCGTCCATGAAAACGGCGGTAACCCCTACAAGGCCGAAGTGATCTACGAGGGCGTGCGGAGGGCCCTGGCTCCATGAGCCCGTGGGCTGGAGTTGCCGCAGGCCTGGTGCTTATAGCTTCCCACTGGGCGACCTATGAGCACGGCCGTTCAGTGGAACTTGCCAAGGCCGGGCAGCAATCAGCGAAGCGGGACAGCGGCGACCGACTCGCCGAAGTGATTGGCGAGCGATCGGCGCGTCAGGAAGAACACCGGCGCGCAGATGCGCAGCAAGAGGCGAGGGTAAAAGCCCATGAAGAAAGAACGATTGCTGATGCTGGTGCTGCTGACGCCGATGCTGCTGGCCAGCGGCTGCGCAGTGACGCCGCCCAGTTCGCCGCCGCCGTCAGTTGCTCCGGCACGGATACTGCCGCTGTCGCCCGAGGCGAGACAGCCACCCGCGCCGCCATGGTGCTCTCCGACCTGCTCAGCCGGTCTGTCGAAACGAATCGAGAGCTGGCGCAGGCTTATGACCGAGCCAGAATCGCCGGTGAACAATGCTCCCGCGAGCATGACGCACTAGTCGCAAGCGAGCGTCAGTAAGCGCTCGCTAGTAATTCGAAGGCCTCATGCAAAGAGAGCGGCCACCAGGGATGCGTCAACATCCCTGCTGACCGCCGAACCCGCAGACCATACCTGCAAGCCCAGCCAAGGCTCCCGCTCTGTGCACAAAGCACGGCGAGCCTAGCACCTGTGCATCCATACAGTAAAGGTTTGCAAAGTGACTAACCCAATCATTCCGTGGATGGGCGGCAAGCGCCGCCTGGCCGACCGCTTGATCCCGCTTTTCCCCGCTCATGAATGCTATGTTGAGGTCTTCGCCGGTGGCGCTGCCCTCTACTTCATGCGGCCTCAACCCGCCCAGGTTGAGGTCTTGAATGATCTCAACGGCGATTTGGTCAACCTGTACCGGGTGGTGCAGAACCACCTGGAGGAATTTGTCCGGCAGTTCAAATGGGCGCTTTCATCCCGGCAGATTTTCGAGTGGCAGAAAATGGCGAGACCGGAGACGTTGACCGATATCCAGCGAGCGGCCCGATTCTTTTACCTGCAGCAGCACGCTTTTGGGGGGAAGGTTACGGGGCAAACGTTCGGAACTGCCACCACCGGGCCTGCCATCAACCTACTGCGCATTGAGGAGAATCTTTCCTCAGCCTGGCAACGGTTGGCCGGTACGTACGTCGAGAACCTGTCGTGGCTCGATTGCGCCCAGCGTTACGATCGAGATCACACTTTTTTCTACATGGATCCGCCTTACTGGCAAACCGCTGGCTACGGAGTCGACTTTCCGTTCCACCAATATGAGCGCATGGCGGAATTCATGCGCACTTGCAAAGGTAAGGTGATGGTGAGCATCAACGATCACCCAGATATTCGCCGTGCTTTCGATGGCTTCCACTTTGAGAGCGTTGATATTCGCTACACGACGGCCAACCAGCGTCAGGGCAAAGCAGAGATTACCGGTGAGTTGATTATCATGAACTGGACGCCTGCGGAGTTGGGGCAACTGTTCTGAAACACCGAGATCTTTGTCCTCTGCAGCTGCTTGGTTCGTTTTACCCTATGCTTTCTCCATCAGCCGCTAGGAGTGACTTGTGGTCAAGCGTTCTTTCATAGGGATTGTTGAGGCCGGCGAGGCTCTGATTCAGCAGGCGATCGACGCCATGAGGGAGTTACGGGCAGCTGAGGCCGCCAACGCGCCTGCTGAAGAAGTGGAGCGGCTACGCGTTCTCGCGGACTCCCTCTATCATGCAGTCATCGATTTTCAGCTGATCGAAGCCAAACAGCCGCCCGATACTATTCATTGAAAAGCGACTGCTGAATGAGGGCTTCGTAATGTCAAAAGCTCCTTTGTTACTGTTCCCAGATCATCCGATGTACACCGATGCAGTCGAAGCTATGAAGCGTTATCACCAAGCCCAAGCCGATGGCGCGTCACCCCTTGAAATTGAGCGACTACGACTGATCGCAGAAGCCCAATTCCAAGCGGTTACCGATTACCAGCTTAGAGTCCTAGGTCGCCCTGGCGACTCCCCTCACTAACAGGTTTTATGAGTGCTGGCCCCTGGTTGCGGACATTGCCCACTGCCTTACTTATCGGGAACCATCGGAAATCCTGAGAAGGGCGGCATTCATCTTTGACGATTGCCGCTGCTCGTTCGGGTGAGGTGGCGGGGGCCAGCCATTCCCGTGCGAGTTCGGGTGTCAGTACTAAAGGTTTTCGATCGTGGATGTCGATAAGCCCCTGGTCCGCAGCTGCAGTGATGATCACGAATCCATCGCGCTCATCCGGCTCGAAGCTATGGTGCACCTCAGCAAGCGCAGCGAAGTAGAGCGGCCCTCCATCGGCGCTTGTGATGTAGTACGGCTGTTTCCGTTTCGGGTCTACTGGGTCGGGTACCCATTCGAACCAGCCGTTAGCAGGAGCTAAAGCCCTGCCACCTGGCCACAGCCCCTTAAAGAATTTTCCCGTCACCACAGTCTCTGCCCGAGCATTGATCGGATCAGGACGTTTCCCCTTCGCCCAAAACGGCGACCATCCCCACTTGACCCGATCCACGCTCAATCCATCCCCCACTTGGCGAATGATTTCTACGTGAGTGGACGGCGCTACGTTGTATCGGGTGATCGGCTCATGGTCGTAGCCGTTGATGACCACTAGGTCCAACGATAGCTGACGCAGATAGTGATCCATCGACTCGTAGATCGAGTACCGTCCGCACATCTTTCACCTCTCGCCCGTCAGAAATTTCACCGCCCAGGATTGACCGGGCACCCGATGCCAGATTTACTGTATATGCATACAGTTTGCATTGGACCTTCCGTCATGACCATCACATTCTTGGGTACGCCTACCGGTGGTACCGAACCGCTACCGCTGTACTCATTCCACGTCCCGGCCGGGTTCCCTTCGCCTGCAGCGGACCACTTGGAGGGCCATATTTCCCTCGATGAGCTATTCGACCTCCGCGCGCCCCATGTGTATCTAGTGAAAGTTGAAGGCGACAGCATGCAAGGCGCAGGCATCTACTCGGGTGACCTCGTTATCGTAGACCGAGGCCGCGAGGCTGAGCACGGCGACATCGTGATTGCTGCCGTTAACAGCGAGCCTGTGTGCAAGCGTTTGCACCGACGCGATGGCGTGGTGATCCTCAAGTCGGAGAATCCGGCGTATCCGCCGCGGTACATCATGGAGGGCGATGATCTCGTCGTATGGGGCGTTGTGCGTTACAGCGTTCGCGACCATGCGCAGTGATCACGTTTTCGCACTCATTGATTGCAACTCGTTTTACGCGAGCTGCGAGCGTGTATTCCGGCCCGACCTAACCAAGACCCCGATCGTTGTGCTGAGCAACAACGATGGGTGCGTGATTGCCAGGTCTTACGACGCCAAGCCATTCGTGAAGATGGGCGAGCCGTACTTCCAGGCGAAGGACAAGCTGCGCCGGCACGGTATCATGGCCTTCAGCAGTAATTACGCGCTTTACGGCGATATGAGCGAGCGCGTCATGTCGCTTATCGAGTCGATGGTGCCTGCCACCGAGATCTACAGCATCGACGAGTGCTTCGCTGATCTGTCCGGTATACAGGAAAACTTGACCCAGTTCGGGCGAAAGCTGAGGTCCAGGATCTTCCAGTGCACTGGCATACCAGTAGGGGTTGGGATCGCCGGCACAAAGACCCTGGCCAAGCTGGCCAATCACACGGCCAAGCGCCTGCAGGCCCAGACCGGCGGCGTGGTCGACATCACCGATCCGTTCAAGCGAGATTGGGTGCTACGCAATACCGAGGTGAAAGAGGTGTGGGGAGTTGGCCGCCGTATGACTGCCCACCTTGAAGCGATGGGCATTCACACGGCGATGGATCTGGCCAAGGCTGATGCCTGGACGCTGCGACAGAAATTCAGTGTGGTGGTAGAGAAGACTGCCCGCGAACTGGCTGGAACGCCTTGCCTGGAGCTGGACGAGGCCGAGCCCCCGAAGCAGGAAATCTGCTGCAGCCGGATGTTCGGCAAGCGGCTGACTGAGCTAGCGCCGATCAAGCAGGCAGTGGCCACGTACGTTGGCCGAGCAGCGGAAAAACTTCGGGCCCAGGGTTCAGTGTGCAAGCGCATGCGCGTCAGCATCCGTACCGGCATGTTCAACCCGGATGAGGCGCACCACGCCCAAGGGGCATTGGTAGAACTGCCATACCCCACCTGCGACACGCTGCTGATGACCAGGCTGGCGACCGACGCGGTTGGCCGGATCTTCAGGCCAGGGTTTCGATACAGCAAGGCAGAGGTGCTGTTGATGGATCTGCGGCAACCGGGCGAATTTTCAGAGGATTTGTTCGCGCTCGAGCAATCGGTGGCATGTGACCGACTTATGCAGGTGATGGATCACATAAACGAGCGCTGGGGGAGGGGGACAATGCGGGCCGCCAGTGTGCCGGCGACACCGGACTGGGGCATGCGAAGGGAGATGATGAGTCAATCCTATACGACGCGGATAGATCAACTGTGGACGGTCAAATGTTAAGCCTGCCGCCCGCCTGGCTGGCCGAGCTGAATGACCAGCCTGCCTTGTTGACCGATCCCGATGGCAGGGCCGCGGTGCTCGTTGAGCTAGCGTTTTCCGCGCACCGACGCAGCGACGTTGACGCAGAGCAGCTGGCTGACATGCTGGAGTTCACCGAGGCAGCAAGGCTGTGGGCGCTGCTCGAGCATGAGGAGGTCGCTTGAGCCTCCTTGTGTGAACAACGGCTATGGGGAGAAAGCCCAGGGTAGCCAGTGAAAGCTATCGACCCAAACCGGCCCTTCGCAAAGGGCCGCAATGGGCAAACGCTGCGAGTCACGGACGCTGCCTTCGACCCAGCGCAATCCTTCATCACGTTCGACTACAGCTGACGGGGATCGGTGAATTCCGTAACGCCTGCGTCAGCGTACCGTTGTACCCAGACCGGCTGGCTACCGCAAAAACCTGTTCGCTGTTAACGGAACTCGAAAGCGGTTTACGGCTATCCGTTAAAAGCGAAGAGCCAGAAGTACCAGACCTATCAGCGCTTGGTATAGAACATATTTCGCCGCGCAGTTGGAACGTCCCACTGGCCGCTGAAAGATGTCAGCGTGGCAGCCGACAGCGACGCGTCGATATCGAAGTGATAGTGCGCTCTTGCGCTAGATTGACGCCCTGGCAGCTCCTGATTCGTGAACGGCATGAGAGCATCCCAATGCTAGGCAACTTGACGCTGCTTAACTTCAGCGTCAATAGGAGGGCCCAACACTGCGATTTCGCGGCGAAACGCGACAAGCTGATGCCAATGCTGGCCTTGGTCTCAATGTCCCACTGATTGCTAGCTCTGCGTGGGACGAAGCCGCGATTTCAGCCAGAGTCCATGCCCTCGCCAAAATAGCATTGACGATCTGTCCTAAGAACGAATGATGACCTCCCACCCAGCACAGCAGATGGGTCTATTCACGCTCCAGACTACGAGCATCTGCGGTGACCGCCTCCACAACCCCCGCCAGCTCCCGTACCAGGTCAGGCTCGAAGCGCTCCAGGTAAGCTGCGATAGTCTGATTGCGCAGCATGCGAGACACATAGCCCTTGGCAACCACGAGTACCAGCATGGTTTCGCCAAGGGTGTCTTCAACCAACCGGTAGTCGTGGTAGAGCTTTTCCATCTCCCGTTCCATGCGTGCAATGTCTTCAGCAGTCACGCCCTCACTGACTTTCTTTGCCTCGACCAGCTGTTCAGGACGCGTTGCGGCCAAGACCATTTCGGCGTAGCGGCCAGTAAAACAGTTAGCGGACATCATCATCTCGACTAATTCGATCTGGCGCATAGGCTTCATCTTGCGCAGCACACGAAAGACCGCCTGACTGACCATTCGCGTTTTCAGCATCTCAGCGACTTCCGGCGCAATTCCCCGCAGCAAACGCTGGCGCTCGCGGATGTGTCCAACGTTGACGCTCAAGACTTCGGCAATCCGCTCGGCGGTCGTTCCTTTGCGAATGGCCTCCAGAATCATCTTGTGCTCTTGAATTGGGGTAAGTCGGTTGATCTGCCGGTTGTAGGTGAAGCCTTCGTCATCTGTCGCCAACAGACACAACGCGTCTTTTGCACCCAACTGTACGAGCGCAGCTAGTCGCAAATGACCATCCAACAACAGATAACGGGGCTCCTCTCCTGCCCCGTGAACCGGCTCGGGATGCACCGCAAGCGGTTCAACCACCCCCAGCTCACGGATGGAAGCTAGGATCGCCGCATACTTGACGGAGGTCAGCATATCGTGGGTGACTTGGCGAGAGGGCAAGATCAGCGATAGGCGGACGGTAATTAGATCAGGCTCAAAGGCACGCTTGACGACAGTCAT